ATGGAGCTAAGGGACCGGCTGCGGGATCTTCGAGCCCGCAAGGGTCTATACCAGAAGGAGCTTGCCGATCTCTTGGGCGTGGCTCGATCCACTGTTGCCGCTTGGGAGACCGGAACAAAGCGTCCGGAAGGACGCACCCTAGAGCGTCTGGCAGACCTATATGACGTGTCGGTTGACTACGTTTTGGGGCGGTCCGAGCCAGGAATGGACTACGACCTGCTGAAGGTGGGCCTGAGCCAGCGATTGCTCTTATTCAGGGAACGAGCTGGACTCACCCTGAAGCAACTGAGCGCAAAGACGGACATTCCTGTTGAGACTCTTGCGGGGTACGAGGACGACGCTTCACTTGACGAAGAGGACGCTTCCCGTCTGTGTCGCGCCCTTGGCATCGCATACTCTGATCTGTATCCCCCGCATGTTTCTGATCCGGAAGCAGCCACGTCGCCAACCGACGACCTTGTCTACTTCCTGAGGGGCAAGCAGCTCTCGTCCGAAGACGTGGAAGCCGTGAAGGATCTCCTGGAGGCCAGGCGCCTACGGCGCGAGCGGGAACAACGCGATAAAAGCCAGCCATAGAGGCTGGCTTTTGGAGTTCTTATGTCGTTCGACATGGTTCGACAAGGAGCCGCATACTCATGTCGGAACCGCGAGAAATCGTACGTCAAGTTCTTTTTGATGGAACGCTTGTTCGTGAACGCCTTCGGTGTGACAATGGGGGCAGGAGGTGATCTGCCTTGACGAAGATGTCTGATCGGGTGTGGACCTGGCGGATCGGAGCATTGCTACTGTTGGTTAGCATTTCGGTGGTTTGCACCGTGTGGTGGGAACAGGTGTGGGCGTATAAAGCCTGGCTGGCAACTGGTGTTTCCTGGTTGGTCACAGGCATCCAGTGGTATCAAGGCCGGTCCGTGAGGTTTTATACCTTTTTGGCTAAAGGCAAAGCTCTGTTGACTAGTAGCAAGGTTGGCTACAGTCTTTCTGCTGACTATGATGGTACAAACATAACACCGGACCGGTTTGCGGCTGTGTGTCGCCTCATGTACGGATTCGGTGAACGCAGGGAAACTCTCAGCGACAAGCAGGATTACTTGGTCCTGAAGGTCGATGGAATGGACTACGTGCTGAAATTCCGATGGACAGAACTAGACGACCAAGAGGCAGGTCATATCAACCTCCAACTACTGGAATATCACGGCCCGTACGACCCCACCGCCCGAGATCTACAGGACAAGGTGCTCCCGCTGCTCCGCACAGTAGAGGAGGCGTTGTGCCCCGAGCAGCGTTCATATGCACTGTCCCTATACTTCCGGGGTGAGAATCCGTTCCTTGGCGTGTACTCGAAGCGAATTCCGAAGGCCGACCTTCGGAATTTCCAGTGCGAAATCCTGGAGCCAGAGGCCCTAAAGGGTGCTCCCACCAGGAAACGCGTCAGGGTGTCGCGAGCCCAAATGGATTTCGTAGCTACAGATGTTCACGGATTGACTTCACTTCTGTCGAAGCACTTAGCGCTGTCAGGGGGTTAGTCAGGTGGCACCACGGGGGTACTCCTTCTTCACCGTCCGAAAGTTCACGGGCTATAATGAACAAGAACTTGTATCGGCAACTCAAGCTTCCCTGCACGGCTTCGGCACGAACCCGCGCACTGAAATGAAGCTTGAGACGAAGGAGTATTTCCGTGGTCTGGATCATCTGCTCTGCAATCACGAAGTTCAGGACAAGCGGCCCCACCGTTGGGGTGACGACATCCCCTACGACAGGTCGACCGTGGCGGCACCAATCGCACCCTACGATATTTACTACCAGGCGGGTGCAGATTTCCTCATTTTCCGTGGCCCCCGTCATGCTGGCCGCGGTGCGTTCCGGCGCCTCGCCCAGCGGTTCCCTGAAGCGGTATCCGTAGAGGAGGGCCGTGTCGACTTTGCCTATGTGCTTGAACACATCAAGGGCGATGTGGCCGGCTCGTGGTTTACTGGCCTGCAGGGCCGTGTCAAGTCGGCTGGCATGTTTGGAGACAACGTACGTCTCGATCCAGACTTTGAGAAGTACGGTCCGGAGACCATGTCGGCGCTGTACCTCGACCTAGTGGTTGAGGGGCGCCGCAGTACTCTTCAGGTGATCATCACTGCAAACCGTAGTGTTGTGATCCAGGACGATCTCACCCCGGAAGAGGATCTTGATTTCCTTCTCGCTGTCAAGCCATTGCTCTTCGGGGGTACCCCGCCGCCCAAACCAAATAGGCGCTTGGTGGTAGCTGACTAGATATGTCTGCACAATTTCGGAATAGTGAATGAAAGGAAATGCCCCTTTCGGTAACGAACGTACGTTCTACCGAAAGGGGCTTTCATCATCTTGGCACTCGTCGCCGCGAACGTCCTATCACGGCCGGAGGACATGGCTACCCGCCTGATCCGCTGGGCCAGCCTGTTTCCGCCTGTGGATGTTGAAGGGGCGGCCAGGCGCCTTGGTATCGACATTGAAGAACTGCCACTCTCCAACGCTGTCTCCGGCATGCTGATTCGCGAAGGACCAAAGCAGTGGCTGATCGTGGTCAACAATCGGTATAGGGACGCCCGCCGCCGGCGCTTCACTATCGCGCATGAGTTGGGCCACTGGTGTCTTCATCGTCAACGCCTTCGGCGGTCTAGCCTGGAGCTGGCCGGGGAGCTGGAGGGGGAGGCGAACGAGTTTGCAGGGGCCCTGCTCATACCAACAGAGCACCTGTACATGACCACGCACTTCGACGCCGAGCGGATCTTTGGGGTGACAGGCGCGGCATTGTGGACGCGCATAGAAAAACGGTACAGATGAGAAAGACCGGGGGACGTCGCCCCCGGTCTTGTTATTTCCTGAAGAGAGCGGCCGCCGTGCTGATCAGATTCACCAGATCATCTGAGCTAAGGCCGTTTGCTTTCGCCGCCTCTATTGCAGCCCTGTATGGCTCCAGGTCGCTGGCCGGTGTCTGTCCTTCCTCGTCCTCGCCCATCAGCCAGGGAACCGTGCCGCCGAAAGCAGTGGCGATCTTCTCCAAGGTCTCGTAGCGAACGTCAACACGGCCACCACGTTCTATCAGGCCGATATGCGTAGGATGAACCCCGGCCCTCTCGGCCAGCTCCTTCTTGTTCCATCCCATCTGTTCTCGCAGCGTCCTGACTCGCTCACCCAGGTTAACCGAGGATTCCGCCACTTATCTCACCCCGTGTCGTTTCGTGTCTACTTCTGAGGACAATTGTATCGTAGACGGTTTACAAAAGTCAACCGCATATTTCCGGATCGGATATTGACGTATACGAGAGACAATCGTATAGTTTGACTACCGGACAGAACGGAGGTGGTTCGATGGCCCAGGTACCGGGGAGTGAACGGTGGGTGCAGATCCGCTCTGCGGCTGGATTCTGGTCAGACAGCGCTCTGGAGCGTGCTTTAGGGGTCTGCCCGAAGCAGATCTGGCGGTGGGTGAACCGGAATCGTGACCCGCACCTCAGCACCCTCCTGAAGATGAAGCGGCTCCTGGGCGTCTCTCTTGATGTCCTGGCAGAGACAATCGTCTCGTGGCGAGGCGAAGTAGCTGGTGAACTGCCAGAGGGAGAGGAGGCACACGACGATGAACGGGCCGGTACAGGAAAAGCCGGCTCCAGTGGTCACGGCTCACCCACCAAGCCGAGAGTCCCTATTGCGGGCTCTTCGGTGGGTAAAGGCTCAGGCATCCATCCATCAGCAAGCCGAGGAGGAACCCAAGCATGACTGAAAAGCGCAGCCCCCACGACGTTCAGGCAATCGCTGTCGGCGCCTTGACGGCCGTCACCCTGGAGCAGACGAAGCCCAAGGATGAAGGCAAGAAGCCGATCGCTTACCTGAAGGCGGAGATCGCCGCCGCGGGCAGCAAGCTCCGGGTCACGGTTTTCGGCTCGAAGAAACAGCCCTCGCTCCCGCAGGATCTCGCTGCGAAGCTGGCGGTCGGCATGAAGGTCTCGGCCCGGGGCTCCCTTGAGGAGCAGGTTGGACAGGACCAGCGGCTCTATCGCAGCATGCGGGCCTGGACCATCAGCGAGGCAGACGCCCACGACCAGGACAAGCTGGTCTACCACATCGCCGGCCACATGGGCCGCCTTGAGAAGACGGCCGCCAACGAGCTGGTTGTGCCCATCACCTGCGTGCGGCAGTACGAAAAGGACGGCGCCAAGGTCGACCAGGAGAGCACCATGCGGGTTTGCCCGCCTGAGGCCATGACCGCCCTGCTGTACCAGAAAGTGGCCGTCGGCCGGGTGATCCGGTCCCGGGGCGACATCGTCGCCAAGACGCAGATTGACCGGTTCGGATTGCCCACTGGTGACTTCATCAGTCGGCTGGATGTGGCCGTTCTGGAAGTCTGGGATGATCAGCAGGAGATTTGGACTCGCCTTGATGCCGCTGCAGCCATCCCGCCGGCGGCCGGCCCGAATCCCGTTACCCCGCCCCCGGCTCAGCCGGGCCCCGCGTCTCCGAATCCCGGGGCGCAGTTCCATGATGACGACGACGTGCCGTTCTAGGGAGGTGACCTCAAATCCATGCAGATCCCGCTCACGCAACTGGTAGCCGACGTCATCGCACTGCGGCGCCAGCTACTGACGAAGGCTCGCGAACTGGAGCCTGCCTTGAACGAGCAGTTCGACATTACCATCCCCCAACTCGACGCTATCCTGCAGGTCGACGCCGATTCCAACGTTACCATGGGGCAGCTTGCCGAACGGCTCGTCCTGGCCGATAGCACGCTAACCGCCCTGATTGACGGAATGGAACGGAAAGGCCTGGTCGAGCGGGTCAACTCCACAACCGACCGCCGAGCGATTACGCTCCGGCTCACGTGCAAGGCTCATGACATCATCTCCACGATCAAGGGGGCATAGATCATGAGCCTTGTCGTTCCCTCCAACCCCTTCCGCAAGCCCACGGCGAAGCCGATCTTCGCCAAGGTCGGCTACTATGCCGGCAGCGGCGTGGGCAAGACGCACTTCGCCCTGCAGGCGCCCCACCCTGCCGTCATCGACCCGGAACACGGCACCGACTGGTTCATCGGTCGCTCCGGCTTCTCCGACTGGGAAGTCATGGACAGCCTGATGGGCGACATGGTTGAGCAGATCCACTCCGGCCTTTCGTTCCTCGAGTCCGGCTTCGAGGTGGAGAACATCTTCGACCCGGTTCTCAAGCGGAACGTGCCTCGCCTGACCCACCGCCGGGCCATAGACCCTACGGCCAACCTGCCCGTTCACGGTCGGGAAACTCTCGTCATCGACCCCGTCACCCTCCTGTGGGAGAACATCCAGTTCAATCAGGCCCTGAAGATCGAGCGGTCTGACCGCAAGAACAAGGATGACTTCAGCTGGAAGGACCATGGGGACATGAAGCGGGACTACAAGGGCATCCTCAACCGCCTCATCAACCTGCCGATGAACGTGATCGTCACGGCTCGTAGCGGTGACATCACCGAAGATGGCAAGAAGGTGGGCACGAAGGCTGACTCCGAAAAGTCCACGATCTACGCCTTTGACCTGTTCTTTGAGATGGTCAACCCCATGGACCCGAAAAACCCGGACCGGCGTGATGCGGTTATCATCAAAGACCGGAGCCAGACCTATCGGCAGGGACAGCGGGTCGAGAACGTCTCCTGGCAGTCGATGCTGGTCCCCATCTTGGCCCGCCTGGGCGGCCGCCGAGAACTGGACGACGCTATCAAGCAGATGGCGCGGACCTGGCGGAACAAGGGAATCAGCGATATGGCGGCCCGGGCCGTAATCAGCGAAAAGACGGGCAAGGCATCCACGCAGGAACTCACGGCCGACGAGATCCGCGGTCTGACCGAGCACTTCATGGCCACGGGAGGAGGAGAGGCCAGTGGCGGAGGTGACCACGCAGGGGGAGCAACTGCTCCTGGTGCTGACGCCGGAGGAGAGAGCGAGCCTGGCCAGGGGGAATAACCTCACGGTCTGGGTTCAGGGCTTACCACCGGCCAGCTTCCCTGGAAACCGTCTCGTTATTCTGGAGCCCGAGGTGCCGGTGAACGCCGCTGGAACATCACGCAAGGTGGTTCACTGCCGGCGTTGCGGCCGAGAACTCACTCACCCCGACAGCCGGCGCCGGGGGATTGGCCCAATCTGCATGGCAAAGGCCATCTGGGAGGCAGCCATCCCGGTACCGGACAAGATCGCTGCACTCGAGCAACTGTACCGGGAGGTACGGGAGACTGGCGAGAGTCACGGCAACATTCAGGACATGATTGAAGCCCTACGCAGCGGGAAGACTCCGGCGCCCGAGGTACTCAAAGCTGAGGACTCGGAACCTGCTCCACTCGTTAGCGAGCGACAGGTTATTGACCTCGTGGACGATGACGAGCCTGTCAGCGCTTCCTATCCGCAGGATCCAGATGAGGGCGAGCGGTTCGTGCGGCATGTGTTCGAGGAGCTATTCCCCGAGAAGCTGCCTGGGTATGAAGCCCGACCGCCACAGGTCCAGATGGCCGTTGCCATCGCCAGGGCCCTGGCCACCGGGGAGCACCTGGTGTCCGAAGCGGGTACCGGCACCGGCAAGTCCCTGGCCTACCTCGTTCCGGCCATCTGGTTCGCCCGCAAGGCCGGGCGCCCGGTGGTAGTCTCTACGGGCACCATCGCCCTGCAGGAGCAGGTCACCACGAAGGACATCCCGTTCCTGCTTCGGACGCTGGACGTCCCCTTCGAGGCGGCCCTGGTGAAGGGCAAGGGCAACTACCTCTGCCTGAGCCGGCTGGAGGACGAACTCAAGCAGCAGACCTTCTTCCAGAACCCTGACCTTGCCAGCATCGCGGAGTGGTCGCGGACCACGGCCACGGGCGACAAGAGCGAGCTGATGTTCATCCCGCCAGCGGACGTGTGGAGTCTGGTCAACGTTGACGACACCTGCAACAAGCGGGACTGCCCTTTCTACCACAAGTGCCATCTGTTCAAGGCTAAGGAGCAGTGGGCCCGGGCTGACGTGTTGGTGTGCAACCACCACCTGTACTTCGCTGACCTGGCCATCAAGGGCAGCAGCGGGGGCAGCGCCGGCGTATTGCCCCAGTACTCGGCGGCGATTTTCGACGAAGCCCACCACGTTGAGCCCATAGCCGGCGAGGCCTTCGGTATCGAGATCTCACCCTTCAGGCTTCCGGCCATCCTTCGGGACATTCGCCGCCTGCGGCACCCGGACACGCCGGAGCAGTTGCTGAGAAAGGTGGAGGAAGCCAACAGGACCGTCTTCGAGCGACCCCTGCTGGTGGACCCGCCCATCGATAAGGTCGACGTGCGGCGCCTGCCCGAGTTGGTGCAGGAGCAGCTACGGGTAGAGATCGATTGGCTGGCCAAGTCACTGCTGGACCTGGAGGAAGCTATCGGCGGCCTCAGTTGGGGCTACAGCGACGAGAAGAGCCGGCAGAAGTGTGAGAAGTACCAGAGGCGACTCCTCGTGATGGAGGAGGCCCTGCAGGCGCTTCGAGAGCATACCGATGGTTACGTGAACTGGATCTCGGTGGAGCGCCAGCAGGGCAAATCGCCCAAGCCGGTTCTGCACCGGAGCCCGATCAGCGTGGCTATGGACCTGGCCCTCACGGTCTGGACCCCGGCGTGGTCCACCGTCAGCACATCGGCCACAATCAGCACGGGCGGCAACTTCGCTTACTTCAAGCGGCAGGTGGGCCTGGAACTGACCGACAAGCCGGTGAAGGAACTTCTGGTGGACAGCCCATTCGACTACCGGACCCAGGCCCGGCTCTACATCCCCCGCGGTCTGCCCGAGCCCAAGCCTTCCAACGAAGAACAGTACCAGGCAGCCGTCCAGGCGGAGATCCGGGACACGCTGGCCGTCACCGGCGGCCGGGCGTTCGTCCTCTTCACCAGCTATAAGGGCCTGGCAGCAGCGTACGACGCACTGGCCGACGAGCTGAGGCGGGCCGGCATGGTGGTCATGCGACAGGGTGACTTGCCCCGTACTCAGCTGGTCCAGCAGTTCAAGGAAACCTTCGCCGCCGGCCGGAGCCCCGTGCTCTTCGCTACGGGCACCTTCTGGGAAGGCATCGACATCCAGGGCGAGGCGCTGTCCTGCGTGATCATCGACAAGATCCCGTTCGCTCGGCCCGATGACCCGGTCACGCTGGCCAAGCTGGATGCCATCAAGGCCCGGGGCGGCAACGAGTTCATGGAGTACTCCGTACCGGAGGCGGCCATCAAGCTGAAGCAAGGCGTGGGCCGGCTGATCCGAACGAAGACCGACCGGGGTCTGATTGCCATTCTGGATCCGCGGCTGCGCACAAAGCCTTATGGCCGGGTGTTCTTGCAGTCTCTTCCGCCGATGCCAGAGGTTGCTTACCTGGACGGCATCGGCGAGTTCCTGAAGGGAGGTGTGGGTCGGTGAAGCGGATCCGTAAGGTGAAAGAGAAGTCGCTCATCCGACTGCGCCGGATGTACCGAAAGCGCTCCGGATGGTTGCCGGTTTGGGGTCCGCCATGGAAGGCGGCGGAACTTGGGGTGCGAAAGGTCAGCCGCATGCTCAAGAAACACGGCTATCGGCTTCGCACCGCATACAGGAAGGCCGTCGAGAAAGGGACCTCCGTCGGTTCGTTTGACGAGTGGTACCGGCTCCATACCGCCAATGTTCAGCGGATCTCGGCCAGCCATGGGCCTTCTCTTTTGGGTGGCGAGAGACAAACGTCTATCGACAGCGATTCGATAGTCTCGAAAGGGGGCCACAGTAGGGCCCGCTCCCAAGAATGAGTCCCTGCTTCTGTACGATCCGGTCCTGGCCGAGATCCTGAAGCCTGTCGACATGCTCCGTGACCTAGAGACGCTGCCGGACGGCGACCTGTGCGATTTGATAACCAGCGCTGAGGCACTGCTGACGGACCTGTCCAGTGTCGTGGGCCAGCTGAAGGCGACCGTGACGCACCGCCTCATGAACGACCAGGCGACCATCCGGGAGATGCCGGAGTTCACGGTCAAGCTGGTGGCCCAGCGCAGCTACGAGTACGATCTGCCGGCGCTCATGGGCCTGAAGTACCACCTGACCGGGGATCAGTACGACCGCACCTTCAAGACCGTCGTCACGCCCAACAAGACCGAGTTGAACAAGCTGTTGAAGCTCGGCGGGGCCATCAAGCAGATCATCGAGGCGGCTGTGAAGGAAGTCGAAAAGCCTCCCCGCCTGGAGATCACTCGCAAGAACATTGTCGAGGTGTAGGCCATGAATGTGCTGATCAACCTTGGCAACGGTTGGATCGTAAGCACGGAGGAGATTCGCTACGTACGGCCGGTCAAAAGCAGCGAGCAGGGCAACAAGTCAACCGTCCTGCTCTCAGACGGTGAGAAAGTCCACACGCCACTGACGGCTGATGACATCGAAGCACGGATCAGTGACGCACTGGCTGCCATGTTGCCTCGTGTTGATGCCGAGCTAGCGCCATGACGACTTTACTGGTCAGCGTCGGCCGGGAGATCCAGTTCGTCAGTTCCGACGATCTCCCGGCCGGCTTCCGCCGGGCCCTTGCCGCAGACAACACGTTCCCCAACCCGCTGGCAGGCAAACGGAAGGCTGCGCCGCCCACCATTCAGGCCTTCTACCATAACCCCTTCACCAAGGAGGTTGCCCTGCCACGTGGCTACTGGCCGCAGTTCCTGACCCGGGCCGAGGAGTTCGGGGTGCAGGTCTGCGCCACAGAACACTGGGAGGACGGGCCGCCGGCGGTGGTCCAGCGGCAGGTGGCCGTGTCCCTGCAGGAGCTGGCATTCGGGATGGAGACCCTGCAGGAGCTGGTGGCCCCGGCCATCCCGGTTGACTGGGACGTAATCGGTGTCCGGGTGATCGTGACCCGGCATCGGCCGCTCGCCAAGGAGGCTCAGGAGGGCGCCGAGCGGGTAGCCCAGTCCGAGCCACTTGTGGCCAAGCCGTTCCCGTGGGAGGCAGAGATAGGTGGCTAACATCGACCTCAAGCAGCTTCTGGAGCAGGCCCGGGCTGTGTCGCCCACCGCTCAGCAGTGGTTCGTGGACGTGCCGGCGCCGGCCGACGACCCATTCAGCCGCACACCAACGACCGAGATCCAGACAGCCGGTCCGGCCGTAGCGGTCCCGCAACCTGCTCCACTGAAGCCAAGCCCGTGGATCGAAGCCCTCTACAACGATCTCAGCGCCAGTCTTCGCAAGGGTTACGACCTTCTTGACCAGGTGGCAGACGAGCAGATCAGGGGCAAGTACGAGAAGCGCATCGTCCAGCTGGCCTGGCAGATCCGGCTGCTTGAGTACGTGGTCAGAGAGCTTACGCCCTGTCCGCCCACCACATGCCCGAACAGGGTCGGTGGAGACCGTGGGCTGTCACCCGCAGACCGAGACCGGCTCCTTCGGGACATGAGGCAGGCACACACTGCTGGCCACATGGCCATCAAGGTGCAGACGCCTGCTGGCCGCCAGTACCGCATCGTGCCGTGGAAGTCCGGCGGCGCCGGCGAGCTTGACCCGCTGGACATGGCAGCGCTGGCCAGGACTGGTGCGCTGGCAGGGATCGATGAACTGACCCTTCTTGACCGACTGGAGGTGTCGACCCCGTGAAACAGGTCCTCTCGGCCATCGTCTACGGTGCCCCTGTGGCGCAGCCCCGGCAGCGTCACAGGCACGTGGTCACCAAGGCTGGCGGCCAGTTCGATATGAACTACACGCCCAAGACCCACCCGGTGCAGCAGTTCAAGGCCGACGTGAAGGACGCCGTCATGCGTGCCAACCCGCCCAGTGCCCTGCTTGACTGCCCAATCGTTCTGGAGTGCCGTTTCTACCTCCCGCGTCCTCACCATCTGATGCGGAAGCGTGACCTGGACGGCGCCCTTCCGCACACCAAGAAGCCCGACCTGGACAATCTCTACAAGGCTGTTCAGGACGGTCTCGCCAAGGTCATCTGGTACGACGACAACCAGATCGTCAGCTTCGGTCCCAACCACGGCAAGTTCTATCACGAGAAGGCCGGGCGCCCCAGGGTGGAGCTGACCGTGTATGCCTTGGAGGTGCAATAGGTGGTCTACGTCATGTACAGCTTTTTCGTTGGGGGACAGTGCCGGCTTGAGCCGGTGACGGCCCGGCGCCCGATGGACGTGGTCAAGGCTGAACTGTTGGCCCGCTTCGGTAACCGGGGCCGCATGACGGTGGTCGCAGACATCACCGACCGGATCCACACGGGGCTCCTGATCTCCTATGGCAAGCCCCACGAGGTCAGCTACGAGCCTGAGCGGACCTGCGAGGACCCGGCATGGTGGCGGTAACGACAGAGCCTTGTTCCATGTGCCCGCGCCGCCCGCGGTTACCCGATTTGGCTGTATGCCAGAAGTGCCGCGATTACCGGAATGATTGGAGCCGAAAGCGCAATAGAGGCTTAGCCCCGTACGGCAGGTGCATAACCAGGGCTGACCTAATTGCCGTCCTCCGCAACCCGCGCTGACCAAGAAAGGAGCACATCATGCTCACGCAGTTGGCAAAGGCCGCCCTGGCTGGCGGCATTCAGATCAGTCACGTGTACCTGGGCCACATCAAGAAGGACGAGGACCGCAAGGTGCTCGCCCATGCAGAAGCCTGCCTGTGGGAAGAGGTTGAGCCCGCCGTTCGCGGTGTGCTGGACTCGCACCTGTACCAGGCGATGGACGGGGAAGAGGACCAGGTGAACTTCCGGGCGTTCTACACGGGCGAGGTGCTGTCGATCGGTAAGGTAACCTCCTCGGAGACCGACCTGACCCGTAACCAGCCGGTGGTGGAACTGCTGGAAGGCATCCGGGATATGGGCCCGGTGATGGGCAGTGCCTTCAACCCCCAGCTGGTCGAGTTCGGCAACATCCTGGCCTTCAAGGTCATGGCCGCCGGTGCCATCAAGAATCACCTGGTGGCCATTCTGAAGGCCACGGCGATGACCGACCTGGACGCAGAGCCCATCCCCTTCGTCTTCGCCACGGTGGTCGACCTGGACGACCGGGAAGAAGCCCTGTTCGACGAGATGAAGGGCCGCTTCGTCACCCAGGAGATCCACAACGCCATCAAGCGCAGCAAGGTCTCCCGTGCCGTGTTCTTCCCGTGTTTGGACGAAGAAGGCAAGGAAACGGCTGACCTGCTGGTGTATGCCGGCAGCGGCGCCGGAGCCTGGTTCAAGGCCCTGGAGGCCACCCGTCGGTTCAGCCCTCAGGCCGAGGGTAAGGCCCTGCTGAAGATGATCGCAGAGCAGACGGATGGCGAGGAGATCACGCCCGACCTGTTCGCCCGCATGACGGAACTGCTCCAAGACGATGCGGAGAACGGCCTCCTTGCCGAGCACGTGGCCACGGCGCTGGAGAAGGTCATGGGCCACGGCATCGACCGTCTGGGCTTCGCCGCCCGGTGGGAGTCGGCTTTCGGAGATCTCGGGTACCGCCCGGCCTACGAGTCCCTGTTCTCGTTCTCTGTGAAGATGGTCGCCGGCGGGATCACGGTCACGCTGTCGCCGATTGCCCTCTCCGACTTTCGGCAGGTGGCCGTTGACGGCAAGACCTATCTGGCCTTCGAGGCTCCCGAGTCGGCGAAGGTCGGCATCACCACCAACCTCCGGCTCCACGTCCGCCAGTCCACTCCCACGGAGCTGGCCGAGTGGATGGCTGGCCAGGCGGGGTAGTACCCGGGAGGAGCACAGTGTCTCTACTCAAGGTCAACGTGACGAAGGCCAGGGCTGCCCTGGCCGCCGAGTTCAAGAAGCCGGAGGGCGCCTTCCGGAAGTTCGGGGAGGCGGTTATTGACCAGGCCGAGCAGATGCAGAAGGAAGCCGAAGCACTCAAGACGCTTCCGGTCCCGGCCGCATTCACTGGCAAGATCCCGGACACACCCGAGGCCCAAGCTGCAAGGGAGCAGATGGCGATCAGCAAGGGCAAGACCACGGGGTCTGTCTATCGGCCGACGTAACCACACAGCAGAGGAGGATCCGTTGTGTTGCGCCATCACCAGGTCGTCCAGACCGACAAGGTTCGTCCAGTCCAGCTCCATCCCCGTCATTCCGTGGTCGCCCGTCTCTGGGCATGGGCCGAAGAGCACTACCGTGGTGGGTGGATCCTGTTGGTGACCATTACGCTTCTGTTTTGGGCCTGGGCCATCGCCCTGAGCAGCGGTTTGACTCAGCAGGTGCCTTGATAGCCATGAAGGCTGCCGACCAGCTAACGATCAGCGACCTGACGCCGGAACCGCGTCCTGATGACCTAATAGAGGTCTATGTGACGGAGTATCGGCGGTGGGTACCAGCCAAGATCAAGGCAGTCGCTGAAGGCGTCGACCCTTATCGGCCCTTCTGGTGGTGGCCAACAGACGGCACAGACATGCGTGGAATCACTGATCGATGTACAGTAACCGGCCATGACACATGGTGGCGTTATCGTTGTTAAGAGGGGTGGGAGTGGTGCGCGTGGCAGATCCGAACCAGCTTCACGTCTGGGAGTTGCCCCAGGTGCCACCCGCTAGAGCTCGCCTCGCTGACCTCGGCGAGTGCGAGCCACTCCCCGGCCGGAAGATCCTCGTGTACTGGGACGAGGCATGGCGACCGGCAGAGGTCATCGAGGGACTTCAGTGCCACGCCGAGTTTGGAGAGAAGGCAGGTCAGTATCCCGCTTTCATCGCCACGTTCCCGTGGCGGGGAGCAACACGGAAGCAGCGTGTCTTGCTGCATGACCGACCCCTGTTCTGGATGCTGCCAGGCGACATGCCTCACGCCATGACGGCCAAATACCCGATTCTCGGTTGACCCAAGCCAAGGCCTTGGGTAAGCCACGGTATCGAAGCGAACGCACAGGGGGTATACCCCGTGACCGACAGCACCATCCCCGACATCAAGTCAAGGCTTCGCCTGGAGGAACTGGCTGTTGAGGCCGGGTTCCAGCTGAGGCAAGAAGGCAGCGAGTTCAAGGGCAAATGCCTGTTTCACGGCGACACGGACCCCAGCTTCACCATCTACCAGGCCGCCGATGGTGGCCAGCGATTCAAGTGCTTTGGGTGTGGAGCAGCGGGCGATGTGGTCGACTTCTACGAGCGCTGGCGAGGCGTTGACAAGGCGGCGGCTGTCAAGGAACTGGCGGCCCGGGCCGGGGTGGACCTGCAAGACAGGCTTGCCCCGGCCGCCCGCCGCTCTCCGGCCATACCGGTAGCCATGTCTCTGGCAGATGGCGAGCTGGAGCGCCAAGTGGCCGCCCTTGAGCGTCACCCGGAGGTTATCACCTTCTTGCAGGAGAAGCGGCGGCTCTCACCTGAGATCATCCGCCGGGCCAGGTTGGGCTACGATGGCCAACAGCATCGCATCGTGATACCCGTTCTTGACAAGAAGGGCTCCACAGTGCGAACCAGGCTTTACGACTGGCAGCACAAGTACCCCGGCCGAAAGGTTGTCTGGGGACCGGGCACGGAAAGGCCCAGGCTTTACCCAGCCTGGGCTCTGCAGGAGAAGGAGCTGTTGCTCTGTGCCGGCGAGATGGACACCCTGGCTGCCTGGTCCCTGGGCATCCCGGCGATTACCGGCACGGCCGGAGAGAAGTCCTGGGGAAAGGCCTTCTCGGAACCGCTCGCCGGCAAGAGGGTCACGATCTGCTACGACGTTGACCCCGAAGGCCAGGACGGCGCCCGCCTGGTGGCTGATCAGCTGGCGAAGGTGGCTGCGGAGGTTCGTCTCCTCTCATTACCGCTGGCCTGGCAGAAGAAGGGCGACCCCAAAGACATCACTGACTGGATCCTGGCGGGCGGCACAGCGGAGCAACTCCGTGAACTGATGGCCCGGGCACCGGTCGTAGCGAAGACCGCAGGCGATGACGGGTCACCGGAACTGGAGCCAGTACTCGACCGACTCCCAACGGCGCCAGTGAGCGAGACGGCTGTGTTTCCGGAGCGATGGCTGGTGAACGACAAGGGAGTCTTCGAGGCGACCAGTCGAGACGGTGAGACCAAGTTTCGCCAAATCGTGGCGACGCCTGTGGTGATCACCGAACGATCTCGAAACCTCGACACCGACTTGGAGACGGTACGCATCGCCCTCCTGCGGGATAGGCGCTGGCGATCGATGGCCGTAGAGCGAGACACCTTGGCCGACAGGAGCCGCATCGTGCGGCTCTCCGGCCGGGGTCTCCTGGTCACCAGCAACACGTCGAACCGCCTGGTGCAGTACTTGGCCGATTACGAGACCGCCAACCTTGCGACTATCCCAGAGCAGACCGTAGTGAGCGTGTCGGGATGGCGAAAGGACAGCGACGGTGCCGGACAACTCTTTGTCGCCGGCCGGAACATCCTGGGCACCGACGACGCAGAGGAGGAGCAGACCACCTGATGGACCGTTCACTCTCCTACGACGAATGGGTCGAAAGCAAACGGATCAAGCCCAACGCAACCGGTTTCATCATGCCGGCATGCGATCTGAACCAGAAGCTGTTTCCCTGGCAGCAGGAGATTACCCGGTGGAGCCTGGCCAAGGGCAAGAGTGCGATCTTCGCAGACTGCGGGCTGGGCAAAACACCGATGCAGCTCGAGTGGGCCAACCAGGTATGCCGGCGAACCGGCGGCAGCGTGCTGATCGTTGCCCCTCTGGCGGTCTCCAGACAGACAGCCGAGATCGGTCACGAGTTTGGCATCCCGGTCACCGTCTGCCGACATGCGGCCGATGTACGGCCGGGGATCAACATCACCAACTACGAGATGATGGGTCACCTTAGTCCGGCGGCCTTCCGGGGCATTGTGCTTGACGAGTCCAGCATCCTGAAGAACTTCGGGGGCGTGTACCGCAAGGATTTGACGGAGTTCGCCTCCACGATTCCCTTCCGGCTCTGCGCCACGGCCACGCCGGCACCCAACGATCTGGTCGAGATCATCAACCACGCCGAGTTCCTGGGGATCATGCGCGGCAAAGAAATGATCGCGTTGTGGTTCACGCAGGATGGCAACACAACGCATCAGTGGCGGCTGAAGGGCCACGCACGGGGGGAGTTCTGGCGCTGGATGGCTACCTGGTGTGTCGCCCTGCGGCGGCCGTCCGATCTCGGTTACGATGACGGACGGTTCGTTCTCCCGGAACTACGAGTCCACCAGGAGACTGTTGAGGTCACGCCCACCAACATGCGCACGCTGTTCCCCATGGCGGCATCCACCCTGCAGGAGCGGCTCCAGGCCCGCAGGGACAGCATCGGAGAGCGGGTGGCCCGCTGCGCAGACCTGGTCAACACCGAGTGGCGCGAGCCCTGGATCGTATGGTGCAACCTGAACCGGGAGTCCGAGTTGCTCACCCGGGCTATCCCCGGCGCCGTCGAGGTACGGGGCAGTGACCCGCCGGAGGCCAAGGAACAGGCGATGCTTGACTTTGCCGTCGGCAAGATCCGTGTTCTCGTGACCAAGCCCAGCATCGCCGGGCACGGGATGAACTGGCAGCACTGTGCCAGGGAGGCCTTCGTGGGCCTCAGTGACTCCTGGGAGGAGTACTACCAGGCGGTACGGCGCTGCTGGCGGTTTGGCCAGACCCGGCCCGTCGACGTGTACCTGATCACGGCCGAAACCGAGGGCGCAGTGGTCGAGAACATCAGGCGAAAGGAGGCGCAGGCGGCCGCCATGTTCGATGAGATCATCACCCACATGCAGGGGCTCCAGTTGGAGCAGACAACCCGCCAGGAGGCTGAGTACGAAGAGGCCGTAGTCAAGGGGCCGGCCTGGACGCTCTTCCTTGGCGACAGCATCAAGACCATCGACCGGATCGAGACGGGCACCGTTGGGTTCTCCATCTTCAGCCCGCCGTTTCCCGGCATGTATGCCTACAGCAACAGCGTCCAGGACGTGGGAAACTGCGAGACGATCTCCCGCATGATTGAGCACTTCGAGTTCCTCGTGGGGCCCGAGAAGCTTCTACGGGTCCTGATGCCGGGCCGGATCTGCGCCATTCACCTGATGCAGCTGACCGCCATGCTCTCCCGCGACGGGTACATCGGTATCCAGGACTACCGCGGGCGAGTCATCGCCATGATGGAGCGGAACGGCTGGATTTACCACGGCGAGGTGTGCATCGACAAAAATCCGCAGGTCCAGGCCGTGCGCAACAAAGAGAAGGGCTTGCTCTTCAAAAGCCTGGCCACGGACTCGGCGGCCATGCGCATGGCTCTGGCCGATTACCTGCTTCTGTTCCGCAAGCCCGGGCAAAACCCGGAACCAATCCCTGCCGGCATGTCGCCCCGCTACAACCCAGGCGCCGGGTGGGTAAGCGAACAGGAGTGGATCCGCTGGGCCCGGCCGGTCTGGTACTCCTCCGACTGGATGCCGAGGGATGCCATCGAGTGCGTAATCACCGAAAACGGCACGCCCGAAGCCCGATGGGTACCCTGCCACGACGAGGGAATCCGCATCACGGACGTGCTCAACGTCAGGCAGGCCCGGGAAACGGACGACGAGCGGCATCTCTGCCCTCTGCAGATCGGTGTCGTCAAGAGGGGCGTCAAGCTGTGGAGCGCCCCGAATGATCTGGTCTACAGCCCGTTCGGCGGAGTCGGAACGGAGGGGTATGTGGCAGTCGAGCTGGGCCGACGCTTTGTGGGCGGTGAGCTCAAGAAGTCGTACTTCCGGAGCATGCAGGCGAACGTGGAGGAAGCGTACAGGCAGAGTCACATGCGGCCGCTAACTCTGGCGGATATGCTTGAGGGCACGGATACTGGCGAGGAGGTGGATGCAAGGTGACCATAACCCAGCTAGCTCAGCACGTGAGGTTAAGGGTTGCCTTTCTGGCTGGCGGAATTGGCGGCGTAGCCAAGGGCTTCAAGGATGCCAAGGGCACCTTCATGATGGGCGACATGCCCGTCAGCTGGGAATATGAAATCGCCGGCTCTATCGACAACAACGCAGTCCGCAATCGCGAGTTTGAACGGCTCATGAGTATGGAGGGCGTGGCCCACACCATCGACCTCTTTACCAGGGCACAGTGGATCGCTTTCCACAGCAAGACGAAGGTCATTCACGATCCGGCTCTGACTGAGCGCCTGGACAACGCTATCCAGAAATGTGTTCACCCTGACGGCCTGATCAACTTGGACGACCAGCGGTACTGGCGCTTCGATGATGTCTGGGCCAGGGTGGACGAATGGGTAACGCCGCCGCCCGGGTGGCAGGAGTTCACGCCTGACGACTTGGTACGACTCTTTGGTGACGACCTGGATGTGGTTTTTGCTTCCATGCCGTGCCAGGGCAACAGCCGCCTGAAGTCGGAGGCCGACGCCGCCGAACTGCCCAGCCGGGCCCTGAACGGACTGGTACCCAGAGCCTTCTACTTGGTTGCGCTGGCACCGTTCAAGACGCCGGTGAAGGTCATGTTCAGCGAGAACGTCCCCGGGATCAAGTACCGGAGCAAACACCTGCTTGAGGACATGAGGCGGTCTGCCGACCAGATGGACTACGAGACCCACCACGGCGACCATGACACCGGCAAGGTCTGCGGTGCCCCGCAGTCACGCCCGCGTCATTTCTGGACGCAACGTCACCGGCAGGCCTGCCCGCCGTTCCTGTACAAGCCCCAGGAGCGGCCCCTGGCTTCGATCATGGACTACCTGGGCGACAAGCCCATGCCCGGTGACCCCGCCGGCGGCCGGAACCACGCCTGCCCGAACCTGGACTTCCTGACGTGGCTGCGTCTCGCCCTGATAAGGCCCGGCGGAGACTGGAAGGACATTCCCGGCCCCGGCCACTGGCAGCTCCGCACGTTCGATGGCCGGATCGTGCCACCAGAGGCGTTCTGCAAACTCCTATTCAACGCAGACGGCACGCCCAAGCTCGACAAGAACGGCAAGCAGCGACTCCGGTGGTTCTGGCCTGACCCGGCCGTCTGGGGCAAAGTGTTCGTGGCCGAGTTGCTTCCTGGAGCCATGCACTATGCCGACGTGCGCCTCCACCACCGACCCATGGGTAATGGCCACGGCGCATACTGGGTGCAAGACGTCACCCAGCCTTCGGGAACGGTGACGGCCGACCCGAGCCACCGCAAGAGCGGCGGAGCATCGACAGTGGCCGACACCCGCCTGCAGGCCGATCCCCGGTGCCCTGACAAAGCAGACCGCCACGCCTCGCATATGCGGGTGACGCCGCCAGATGGACAGGCTGGCGCCGTGACCGGAGCGACGCACCTGGCCAACGGGGCGCCCAGCGTGTCGGACATCCGGCTTGCGTTCCGGGAGAACCGGCACAGCACCAAGTATGAAGTGCGGGACAGCGGCCGGCCGTCGGATGTGGTCACCACTTCGGATCGTTTGGGCAGCGGCGCTCCGTCCGTGGCCGACCTTCGGGTGGGTCTGGAGACTCCCAAGTTCAACGACGCCTACAACGTCAGGGAGCCTGACCAGCCCAGCAAAACGGTCAGTGGCGGAACCGGCCCCGGTGGTGGCGGTCACAGCCTGGCAGACCCCCGGCTTACCTTCGCCCCGAATGATGGCGCCTATGGCGTCTGTGACGCTAACGATCCTTCCCGCGCCATTACCGGTGCCACGTCGGTTACCACGTCCAACGGTCCCGGCGCCGTGGCTGATCCCAGGATCGTGCGGCACGCCAAGGGCGGCACCATGCACGTCAACGAGGGCGCCGACGCCGCCAACACAATCACCACTGCCACCGACCACAACGGCGACGCTCAGGCCTTGGCCGATGCCCGCATGACCTGCGCCAGCCGCAACGGTACTCTGGGCGTGATTGCCTGGAACGGTCCCAGTCCGGCCATAATCGCCAGTCTGGACGTGTACTGTGGCCAGGCGGCCATTGAGGACGTGCGGGTCAACATCCACTGGTGGCCCGAGTGGTTCCCCCAGGGCTTCATCATCAGCCCTTGGAACGCCTGGCACCGGCCGCTCACCGACTGGGAACTGTGGATCCTACAGACGTTCCCGGCCTATGACGACGAGGGGCGACCGTACGAGATCGCCGGCAGCAGACAAGATGTGCGACAGGCTATCGGCAACGCCGTGATGCCCCTGGCCGCCCGAGCCTATGCAGAGGCCCTGGCGCCCACGCTGATCGTGGCAAGACTGGCGCCCGATGCGTTCCTGTTCAGCCCTACAGGAGGAAGGGTATGGGTCAGTGGTGTATCGTTGGACCTACCGGCGCCGCCAGCATCGCAGTTGGTGTCATAGGTTGCGCGGAAAGGCCCAAGACTGGCTAGAGCCTTGGGCCTCCTCGATCGAACAAGCATCCTACGCCTTCTTGAAATCTGTTCCGTTACACTTAGGGCAAGGGGGCAGCGTGTCGTCAGAGTTGTCCAGGTGAACCCTCTGTCCACACTTAGTGCACACGTAGGTTCCGATTCCCGGCTTCTCGCCCGTGGTCGGCATGATCTCACCTCCCTGGGTGGTGGTTCGCGAAAGTGCTGGACTGGCTGGGGTCAGGCGAACCTGACCTCCCAACCATACACTTTGAGTTCCTCAATGACGGCGTTTCCCTCGGGAGTGAGATCGCCCAGGAGAACCAAGATAGGTATCCTGTCCAGCCGTGGGTAGCTCTGAACCCAGCCTAAGAAGTCAAGCACCTTCACAAGGTGCGGCCGGTGTGCCACCATATCGGAGATAGGCCATACGAGCCCTACCAGGGCAACGTCTTCTTTCACGCCGTAAAGGGTGGGTTCTAGACCACCAAGTCTGCTGATCATGGGTGGAACCGCTTCGATCACGTACCCGCGAGCCTCAATCAATTCCTTCAGGAACCGTACGCCGACGTCGACCTGGACCCGGCTCTCTCTGTCCACGTCTACGCCCGCAGCCGCTTCCATCTCAGCGGAGTAGTACTGTCTGGTTCTCCGGATGGTCTCGAAGGAAGGGATTTCCCGCAACACCTCGAGCGGTATCGTGAAGTTGTGGTGCAGTTCCAGGTACTTGGCAATCAGTTCCTTGTCATGTTCGCCGTCGGCCAACCCCGGGTACTTCCGAAAAAGGGCGTAAAGCCGTTCGGTGACAGTTTCCAACGCACATGCCCCCTTCTCGACCTTCGCGCGTATTGTACTCCAATTCGCGAAAGTTTCACAGATGGGATTGTCCGAATCTGTATGATGTAGGAGGGACCAACGTGTTCATGAACAGGTTCCAGACCCTTGCCACGGCGCTGGCTGCCATCGCCTGGCCCGAGGAAATGCAGGACAGGGGCCGGTTGGATGCCGAGCTAGGCGACAAGTTGGCCGAGGAGATGGGCGAATTGGCAAAGGTGTGCCGCCGGCATGGTGGTCATCGGACTCACTGGCGCGGTGCCCAGCAGGTCACAGATGCCGAAGTGCTCGACGAAGTAGGTGACGTGCTCTTTGTGCTGGCACGCCGGGCGGCGCTGCATGGGATCGATCTGAAGGATGCGGCCCATCGGGCCGTGGACAAGTTCTCAAGTCGTCTGGTAGCTCTTGGGCACGGTGCTCAGGTGGCGAACGTGGAAGCCAGCATCGTGTCCAGCCCGAAGATCGTTTGTTTGTGCGGATCCACCCGGTTCAGCGCCGCTTTTCAGGAGGCCAACCTGCGGGAGACGCTGGCGGGTAACATCGTCCTCTCGATTGGCTGCAACATGAAGAATGACCACGAGATCTTCGGCCATCTGCCGGATGAGGAGCTCCGCAAGATCAAGACCGACCTCGACGAGCTCCATAAGCGGAAAATCGACCTGGCCGACGAGGTGCTGATTCTGAACGTGGGCGGCTACATCGGGGAATCGACCAGGAGTGAGCTGGAGTATGCACGGGCCCACGGCAGAGCAATCCGCTTCCTGGAGGCGGCGCCCAAGGAGGCTCAGGTCGGTGGCTAACCCATCGAGGATCCAGTTCCAACCTGAGAACGAGGGTGACGCCCATCTGGTGGCCGCACTGGACACGCGCGGCGACTTGGCCGCATGGACCGTGTTGCTCAGGAAGATGCAGCCATTCCCGCGGGTTATGTTTTGCCTGTATGCTGCCTGCGCGGCTCCGCTGCTCCACATTTGCGAGGCGCCCAACTTCATCGTGGACCTGGCCGGCGACACGTCCCGCGGAAAGACCACGGCCCTGGAGCTGGCGGCCAGCTGCTGGGGACTCCCGGCCGGACACCAGGGCGGCCTGGTCAAGTCGTGGAACGTGACCAAGGTCTTTGCCGAACGCTACAGCGGCCTGTTCAACGATCTCCCCATCTTCCTGGATGACAGCCAGACGGCCGATCAGCGCACCGTGGCCAACGTGCTCTACATGGTGGCCAACGGTATCGGCCGGGGCCGTGGCGCGGCAAAGGGCGGCGTGCAGAAGGTCACGCACTGGCGGACAATCTGCTTCTCCACCGGCGAGCAGCCCCTGACCAGCAACACCGAATTCGGCGGGGCCCGGGCACGCGTGCTCACCCTGTGGGGCAGCCCGTTCGGCGACGAGCCACAGGGCGAGCTGGTGAGAGAGGTCAAGTCCGTCACGGCCAGGCACTATGGCCATGCTGCCTACCAGATCGTTCGCCAGCTGATCACGATGCAGCGGGCCGGCGAGTGGGAGCAGTTGCGGGAGCTCTACCTGACCCGTGTGCAGATCCTGGCCACGAAGTTCCCCGGCAACGTGGCAGATCGCCTCAGCCGGTACGTAGCCCTCGTGTGGGTCGCCGGCGATCTCTTCCACGGCGTGCTGGAACTCGATGGCTCGCCGGAGAAGGCCGTCATGACCATCATGCGGGAAGTAGCCGGCGAGCTGGAGGAAGGGGACTACGCTTCCCGGGCCATGGATGCCGTCCGCGGGTGGGGCCAAGCTAACATCAAGCAGTTCTGGGGGAAGGAAGACGACTTCAGGCCGCCGTCGAAGTATTTGGGCGTATGGCGCGATGCCGATTACGACGACCCCAAGTTCGTGGCCATCTATCCGCATGAGCTGAAGAAGTTCCTGGTTGACCAGGGATTTAGCTATGAGGCCGTAATCAGGCAGTGGCGGGACCGTGGATGGCTGAAGACTCAGAGCGGCCGCTCTACTTTTGTCATTCGGGTGAAGGATGACACAGCCCGGCTGGTCATGATCCCGCTCTCGGTGTGGCGGCCCGTTACCGCAGAGTGATGAAGCGGTAACAGACCGGTAACGCCCGGAAGGCATGAGAGAGTAGAGATAGAGATATATGTTACCTTTGTTACCACTGTTACACATACTTAATACCCTACATGTGAGTGTTCGCTACGCTTTTACATGCGAAAGTGCGGTTCGCATGTAAAATGAGGGTATCCCAACGAAAACGCGGTAACGCGGTAACATCCTTGTGGTACAAGGCTTTGGTGCGGTAACAAATGAGGTAACACGCGCGGTAACGGTGGCCAAGTAGAGGAGGCATCTGCACATGGCCGGTACGACCGGATTCACATCTCAGAAGGTTGCCAGGTGGCTCAGGGCCTACCGGGACTGGAAAGCGGAGTGCACCGAAGAACCAGGAGCGCCAAGCTGCACCGATTACTCCCGACCGGTGGTCATGGGCGGCCTGGGCGGTGGGGATCCGGCCATGCGGTCAGCCGAACGAAACGTGGAGCTGGAACATCGCTGTCTCACAGTCGAACGCTGGCTTGCCGGCCTGTCACGCCTCGAACGCATCGCTGCCAGCTACTGGCTTGATGACGAGGACGGGACGATCACGGCCGTGGCCTTGGAAGCTGGCCTTCAGTACAAGCGAGCGAGGGACCTTGTCACGTGCATTCCCTTGATCATCTGGGCCCGGCACTATGACACATGTCCTGAAGTAGACGATTGACTGTTATCTACTAGACGAGGTACAATTTCAGTAACATGGAGTTTCTGTGAGACGAGCCTCGGCGGTGAGCCGGGGCTCTTGTCATGCCCTTCAAGGTGAGGTGTCCAGTTGTGTCAAAGAGGCCTCGGCGTCCGTGTTCTCACCCGGGCTGTCCTGAGCTGACTGATGACAGACTGTGCTCAACACACGCGAAGCAACAGCAGCGGCGACAGGACCAAGAACGTAGCACGGCTGCTGAACGAGGTTACGACTACCGTTGGCAGAAGTACCGCAAGGCATACCTGGCCGCTCACCCGCTGTGCGTCGAGTGTCTGAACCATGACCGCGTGACGGCCGCCACTGTGGTCGACCACATCAAGCCGCACAGGGGAGACCAGAAGCTGTTCTGGGATCCGAAGAATCACCAGTCCCTGTGCAAGCCATGCCACGACTCGAAGACGGCAAGGACCGATGGGCGCTGGGGGTAAATTCAGCCATAGATTTCCTGCCCTGAAAACATACTGCCACAAGGCATAGGGGTAGGGGGTATCCAATCTCTGGGGGGGCCAGCCTCTAGACCGGATGGGTCGTCAGTTTTTTCTCTGTACGAGTCTGGAGGTGTGTCCGGTGGCCGGCAGAGGTCCAGCGCCGAAACCGGCGCATTTGCGGCAAAGAAGGAATCAGAAGCCAGGAGCGACAACCCTTGCAGCTCCGCAAAAAGCAGCGAAGACACCGTCCTTACCAAACCCGGACAAACGCAAGTGGCACAAGCTAACCAAAGCTTGGTGGAAGCGCGTATGGGAATCTCCAATGGCCAGCGAGTATCTCCCCACAGATGTTGACGGCCTGGGTCGTTTGGCGCTTCTGATCGACTCGTTCTACAACCGTCCGGACCCGAAGATGCTGGGCGAGATCCGACTGCAGGAGGCTCGGTTCGGCCTGTCGCCAGTCGATCGCAGCCGCCTCCAGTGGGAGGTTCAGAAGGGCGAGGAGGCAGAACGCAAGCGCAAGCCGCTGACGCCCAAAACGGACCCGCATCCAGCTGATCCTCGCGGAGTCCTCGGGGTGGTCAAATGAGCATCCTGATGGTTCCCGAAGACGCGAAGCCCTGGCCGACGCTGGGGCCCCTGGTATGCCGGTTCATCGAAGAGAACCTGGTTTTTGGTCCCGGCGATCTGCGAGGACAGCCTGCCCGGCTGGATGCAGAGAAACGAGCCCTGATCTGGCGGATGTATGAGGTCTACCCGAAGGACCATCCCCTTGCCGGACGCCGACGGTTCAAGCGCGTAGGCCTATCCCTGGCCAAAGGTCTGGCAAAGACCGAGCTGGCTGCCTGGATTGCCGCCTGTGAACTCCACCCGGAGGCCCCGGTGCGTTGCGTTGGCTGGGACAGGCGCGGCAATCCACTGGGCGGCCCGGTTATTGACCCCTACATCCCCATGGTAGCCTATACCGAAGAGCAGTCTGATGAACTGGCCTACGGCACGCTGCGCGTGATCCTGGACGAAGGGTCGCTCCGGGACGACTTCGACATAGGCCTTGATCGGATCATGCGCAAACATGGCGACGGCAAGGCCGTGTCTTTGTCATCGAGCCCATCCGCCCGCGACGGTGCACGTACAACGTTCTGCCTCCTCGACGAAACTCACTGGTGGACGCTGCCCCGGCTGAAGCGGGCGCATCAGACCCTGATGGCCAACCTGCCAAAGCGCAAGGTTGCTGACGCCTGGGCCCTGGAGGTCACGACGGCGCCGGAAGCCGGCCTGGGATCTGTGGCCGAGGACACCATGGAGTACGGCAGGGCCGTCAAGGAAGGCCGGATCCAGGACTCGAAGCTGTTCTACTTTCATCGTCAAGCGTCCGACGAGCATGATCTCACCACCGAAGAAGGAGCCCGGGCGGCCGTCATCGAGGCATCTGGCCCGGCAGCGGCCTGGCGCGATATCGACAGCATCGTGGAGTTATGGCGGGATCCGACAACCGACCGGGCGTTCTGGGAGCGTGTATGGTGCAACCGCCTGGTCAAATCCGGTCGAAAAGCGTTCGATGCGAAGCTCTGGAACAGCCTGGCGGCGGACACGTGTCCAGTGCGCGACGGCGACCTGATTGTTCTTGGATTTGACGGGGCCCAGTTTCACGACTCAACTGGCCTGGTGGCCACGCACGTAGAGACCGGTTACCAGTGGGTGGTCGGCGCTTGGGAGTGCCCGTACGGGAAGGAAGAGACCTGGCAGGTCCCCGTGGTGGAAGTTGACGATGTTGTGGCTGCGATGTTCCAGCGGTACCAGGTGTGGCGCATGTATGGTGACCCACCGTACTGGCAGGAATGGCTTGCCAAGTGGGCCGGCCAGTACGGCGAAGAACGCGTCATCGAGTGGTGGACAAACAGGCGAATGCCCATGAGCTACGCCCTGGAGGCCTTCCACACGGCGATGACGTCCCGGACCATCTCGCATGACGGCAACGCGGTACTCAGCCGGCATATCGCCAACGCTGACCGGTACGACCTGCCCCAGCGAGACGAGCAGGGGAAACCGAGGTGGCTGATCCGCAAGGAGCGGGCAGACTCGCCCCACAAGATTGACCTGGCCATGGCGGCCGTCTTGTCCTGGGAGGCCAGAAACCACGCGATTGCGGCCGGGGCCAAGCCCAAACAATCGGTGTATGCGACGCAAAGGGGGCGTGTTTCCCTGTGAAATTGTGGCCGTTCAGCAAGAGGACCGCCGGCTCTCCGCGGCGGATCCGGTTACCCACTCGGGCTACGATCCTGGACGTGTTGCGTGAAGCCTGCCTTCTGGCAGGCTTTTTCATGCTCGGCCGGGGCCTGTGGCTCATTTACGTGCCGCTGATGTGGCTGGTGTGTGGATTACTCCTCCTGTGGGTAGGCCTGTCACCGAGGGAGAAGGAGGGAGGCCAGCAGCATGGGTCTAATCCGCGACCTGGTTCGGCCCGTCCGTAACCAGGACTACACCATGGAGCAGTTCACCCGTGACGTGCGCTCCTTCTTCACCGGCCGGAAAAGCTCGGCTGGCGCGAAGGTGAACGAAGAGTCCGCCCTTCGCCTGATTACTGTCTACTCCTGCGCACGGGTTCTGTCCGAGACACTTGGCGCAGTGCCGCTTCATGTATACCGGCGGCGGCCTGACGGTGGAAGCGATCTGGCGACAGACCACTATCTGTATGAGTCGCTTTACGGTGAGCCGAATGACGAGATGTCCTCGCAGAGCTGGCTGGAGTCCCAGCAGGGGCACATGACGCTGGGTGGCAACGCCTACTCGATTCTCCAGCACAGCATGCGCGGCGAGGTCATTGACATCTACCCCGTTGACTGGAACCAGGTACTGCCCAGACGTGATCCGGTGACCAGACAGCTGGAGTACTGGGTCATGGACCGGGGGAAGCCAGAGCGGTATCCGGCGTCCAAGGTGCTGCACGTACCGGGCTGGGGTTTCGATGGGGTGATGGGTTACTCTCCGGTACGCATGGCGGCAGAGGCCATTGGGCTTGGTTTGGCAGCTACGGAGTTTGCCGGTCGGTTCTACAGCCAGGGCATGAACATGGGTGTTGTGCTGGAGCACCCCGGCCTCCTGGGTCCGGAAGGCAGACAAAACCTGAAGGAAGACGTTATGGAGCGCGGCGCCGGCATGGAAAACGCTTGGCAGCCGCTGATCCTCGAGGAGAACATGAAGCTCTCCCGGATCCCGATGCCGCTTCGTGAAGCCCAGTTTGTGGAGAGCCAGAAGTTCAACCGGGATGAAATCTGCGGGCTCTTCCGAGTACCGCCTCACATGGTCGCAAACCTTGACCGGGCCACGTTCTCCAACATCGAGCACCAGGACATCGGCTTCGCCAAGCACACCATGCTGCCGATCTACCGGCGCTGGGAGCAGCAGGGTAACCGCCGGCTCTTCACCAGACGGGAGCGCCAGCAGGGGTACTACATCCGCTTCAACATCGACGGTCTTCTGCGTGGCGACTACAAGAGCCGCCAGGAAGGCCTCGCGATTCAGCGCCAGAACGGTGTCATCAACGCCGACGATTGGCGCCGGCGGGAGGAGATAAACCCGATTGGCGGCGTGGCCGGTGGGGCTTACCTGGTGAATGGCAACATGATCAGCACCGAGACGGCTGTCCGGCAGCAGCCTCGTAATACCGGATCCGCAGGAGGTGAGAATGGTGGGCAAGGGTAAGCGCATCTGGGAGATCCGGGCGGCGGCCAGCGAGCCCAAGGTTGGTGAGGTGCTGCTCTACGGTACGTTCGCCAACATGAGTTGGTGGGGCGACGAGGTCACTCCGAAGCAGTTTCGCGAGGATCTGAAGGCGTTGGGCGACATCGACGAGCTCCGCGTGTTCGTCAACAGCGGCGGCGGAGATGTGTTCGCCGGACAGGCAATCCACTCAATCATCAAGCGACATTCGGCCGCTACGAAGATCGGGTATGTTGACGGCCTGGCGGCGTCGGCGGCATCCCTACCCCTGATGGCGTGCGACGTGATCCGCATGCCTCGCAACGCCATGATGATGGTGCATAACCCCATGACCTGGGGGTATGGCAACGCAACCGAGCTCCGCCGCATGGCGGACGACCTGGACAAGATCCGGGAGCCCATGATCTCTGCTTATGAGGACAAGACCGGTCTGGCCCGGGAGAGAATCAGCGAACTCCTGGATGCAGAGACCTGGATGAACGCTGAAGAGGCGGTAGAACTCGGGTTTGCTGATGAGGTTGACGAAGCCAAGCAGGTAGCCGCGTCGCTTGAAAACGGGCGGTTGGTCTTGAACGGCCAGGAGTTCGATTTGTCCCGGTTCCGGCATCCGCCCAAACTCCTGGCTGTGGCTGCTCAGCTGGCCAGGCCCGGAGGTCCCAACTCAACCGATCCGGCACAGCGGCGCAACACGGCGCCGCTTTCGCTTTTCGAACGCCGGCTGAAGCAGAACGAACGGTAGAAAGGTAGGTAGCCGCATGAAAAAGAGCATTCAGGAGCTTCGCCAGGAGAAGGCCGCTGCGGTGGCCAAGCAGCGGGCCGTTTTCGACAAGGCCAAGGGCGAGTCCCGTGATCTGAACGAGGCAGAAGCGGCTGAGTTCGAGACGCTGGACACCACCATCGCCGGCCTGGACGCCCAGATCGAGGCGGCCGTGAAGGCCGAGGACCGGGAACGCAAGCTGGCGGCGCGCGAGGCGCAACTCAACCAGCCCGAAGGCCAGCCGTACCGGCCCCTGTATGCGGGTCCGGGCGCTCCCTCCGCGAACAACCAGAAGAAGGACGACGCCGGCTTCTCCAACGTCGGTGAGTTCCTCGACGCCCTGCGCTTCGGTGACCAGAAGGGCCGCCTGGCCAGCATCCCCACCAACAAGCTCGGTGGTTTCCAACTGCCGGACGCGTTCAAGGCGGGCATTATGCCCCAGTTCCGTAACGAGTGGACCATGGGAACCGGCGAGGAAGGCGGGTTTGCCGTACCCGCTCAGCAGTACCAGGGTGCTCCGCTGATGATCCGGCCCCAGGATGCTATCGTCCGGCCCCGGGCCACGATTGTTCCCGCCGGCGACCCGCCCGATGCCGAGATTCCCATCCCGGCGTTCCACCAGGGTGCTAACGGCGTGTTCGGCGGCGTCGAAGTGTACTGGACGGCCGAGGGTGCCGAGGCTGACGAGACCAGCGGCAAGCTCCGCGAGGTCATCCTGAAGCCCCAGGAAGTCACGGGCATTACCGTCATGTCCGACAAGCTGCTTCGCAACTGGCAAGCGGCTTCAGCGTTCGCTGAGTTCCTGCTCCGGGGTGCAGCCATGAACACCGAAGACATGGTCTTCCTGGGCGGCGACGGTGTCGGCAAGCCCATCGGCGTCAGGAAGGGCACCGGCGCTCTGCCCGTCAGGCGGACCACGGCCAACAAGATCGTTTTTGCTGACATCCTGAACATGCTGGCCGCCTTCATGCCCAACTCGACGAACGGCATGTGGGTTGCCACCCAGTCCTCCCTTCCCCAGATCGGGGCCCTGAAGGATGAAGCCGGCAACAGCCTGTTCATCAAGGGCGATATCACCCGCGGCATCCCCGACACTCTCGCCGGGTTCCCGATCCGGTTCACCGGCAAGGCGCCCGCCCTCGGGTCCCAGGGCGACCTGATGCTGGTTGACTTCCAGTACTACCTCGTCAAGGACGGCAGTGGCCCGTTCCTGGCGGCGTCCGAGCACGTTTACTTCAAGAAGAACAAGACCGTGATCAAGCTCTTCTGGAACGTGGACGGCAAGGGCTGGGTCGACGCTCCCCTTACCCTGGAGGATGGCGTCACCAAGGTCTCTCCGTACGTGCTTCTCGACGTGCCCGCGGCATAACGCAAGGGGGCCGCCTGGCCCCCTTTACTCTCTAACCTGCTTCACAGAAAGGTAAGGTGTGCCCATGAAGCGGATGTACGAGGCTGAGAAGATGGACATCGGCCTGGTCAGCCAGGCGCTCAACAATACCAACGCTGCGGGCCGGTATTTCAGCCTGCAAGGGGTCGACAAGGTCCTGGCAGAGCTGATCGCCGGTGCGATGGCTGCAACCAAGACGACCAAGATCGAACTGCTACAGGCCAAGGACGCTGCCGGCACGGACGCCAAGGGCATTCCGACTACCGCGGGCCAGGCGGCTGTCGCAGAGGTCACCGCCAACACCAACGTGACGGTCGCTACGCTGACCCTGGCAACGGTGCTGGCCACGCAGACCGTGACCATCAACGGCGTTACGTTCACTGCCCATGCCGATACCACGACGGCAGCCAACCGCGAGTTCAAGATTGACGGTGACGACACTGCTGACGCTGCCGCACTGGCTGGCCTCATCAACCACGGGGTCTACGGCGTCCCTGGCGTCACTGCTACGGCGGCCCTGGGTGTGATCACGCTTACGTCCACCGTCTCCGGCGAGACGCTGATCACGGCCGCAGCCTCGCACGCGACGATCACTGTCGCGACGGTCCAGGCACAGGCCTTCGTGGAGATCTCTGCGTCCAGCCTGGACCTGGCCAACGGCTTCACCCATGTCGCCGTGAAGGTGACGACCACGGCAAACACGGTCGTGTCGGCGTCCCTGCGCCGGGGTGGTCTCTCGTTCACGCCGGCGCAGAAGGTTGGGGCCAGCGCTGTTCTCTAGCCCCGCCGAAAGCCTGGCAGCTGTGTCTGTGAGGTGACGCTGTGAAGTACCGGGTTATTGCTGAGTTTGTGGACCTGGAGGCCGGCGCCCGCCGGCTTCCAGGCGAGACCATCGAGGTGTCCGAGCAGCGGGCCACTGTGCTGCATGCCCGAGGCGTCATCCTGGCATCGGCCATTCCCCAGCAATCGCCAGCCCCCGGCGACACCGCTTCGGGCACGGCTGATGCCGGTGAATCGGTGACCGGTTCAGTGGCCGGTGATACGACAGGTGGTCTGCCTGATGATGTCGTGAAGTTGGAGATCCCATCGGAGGCGAGCTTGCATGATCTGCGCAAGCCGGAGCTTGTCCAACTCGCTTCGTCACTGAGCATCGAGACCAGGGGTAAGACTGTTGCCCAGCTGATTGAGGCCATCCAGGCTGCCGGCGAGGTGAAGTAAGCATGGCCGTTAACGTGATCGCACCGCCTGCGGTGGAGCCCATCACCCTGGACGAAGCGAAGACGCACTGCAGGGTCGAACACGACGCCGAAGACGCCTTTATCGCCGGGCTGATCCTGGCCGCACGGGAGCACTGCGAGGGTTTCCAGGCCAGGGCGTACGTTACGCAGACGCTGGAGTTGACGCTGGACGCCTGGCCGAGTGGTTCCGAGCTCAAGGTCCCCCGGCCTCCGCTCCGCTCGGTCACGCACATCAAGTTCGTCGACAAGGACGGGGTCGAGACAACTTGGGATGCCTCCAACTACGTGGTGGCCGCCAAGGGCTCACCCGGACGCATCGTGCTCGGGTATGGGAAGTCGTGGCCGGCGGCGACACTCCGGCCAGCTGAAGCAATTGCCATTCGGTACGAGGCAGGATACGGCGACGCCTCAGCCGTGCCACAGCGAGTGAAGCAGGCGATGCTTCTGCTGGTGGGGCACTGGTATGAGAACCACGAGGCGGTGGCGGCTGCCCGGCAACGCGGTGAATCGCTGCCCATTCCCTTCGGCGTCGACCGCTTGCTCTGGCCAAACAGGGTATTCGGGGCGAGGTGATCGCAATGCCAGCAGGCACTTACAGGCACCGTATCACCCTGCGGGAGTCGACGGCAACAGGCAGAGACGCCGCCGGCGGCGAGATCCTAACGTGGTCGGATGTGGCCACCGTGTGGGCGGCCGTGGAGCCAATCAGCGGCCGCGAGTACTTCGCAGCCCAGCAGGTCAACGCCGAGACAACCCACCGGATCAAGATGCGGTACCGCCCGGGCGTTCACTCAAAAATGCGGGTGCTTTTTGGTAGTCGGACGTTCGACATCGAGTCGGTGATCGACCCAGAGGAGCGCCACGTGGAGCTGCACCTCATGTGTGTCGAGAGGGCGGTGGCCTGATGCCTCCCCGAAGCAGGAAACCACCCATCACCATTACCGGCCTCGACGAGCTGAAGGCCGCTTTCAAGCAGCTGATGGGCTCCATGAGCGACAAGGAACTCCAACCGATCATGGTGGAGGGTGCCAAGGTCATCAAGACCGCCGTCAAGCGCCGGGCCAAGAAGCTCACCGGCCGCCTGAAGAAGGCCGTCAAGGCCAAGAAGTCCAGGCGGAAGAAGCAGCATAGCCCCTCGGCCTTTTGCGCCATCGATCGCAAGATTGCCCCGCACTCCCACCTCGTGGAAGATGGGCATGCCCTGGTGGTGAACGGCCAAGTAGTGGGCAACGTCCCCGCACAGCCGTTCTTTGGCCCGGGGGTGCGTGAGTCGATGGGCCAGGCCGAGGCTGTCGTGATCAAGGGTATGGCCCGCGGCATCGACGCTGTGAAGCGGAAGAGGGGAGGGCGGAAGAAGTGATCGAGGCGGCCGTTCTTTATATCCTCACCCACCGGGCGGAGTTGACCGCCCTCGTCGCCGATCGGGTCTATCCGCAGACGCTTCCCCAAAAGCCCATTCTGCCGGCGATTACCTATACCCGGACGGGCACCTACCAGGGGTACACGAAGGACGGGCCCGAGGGTGCCGCTACCCCAAACTTCCAGGTTGATATCTGGAATCCTGATCTTGTCAACGCCCGCCAGGTGGCCGCACAGGTCAAGGCAGCCATGCATGCGGCGTGGAGTACGACCGTGGCCGGCGTCCGTCTGGGAAGGATCGAATGCACCGATGACCGTGACGCCTATGACCAGAACGTGAAGGTAGTGGGCGTTACGCTTGATTTCTCAGTCCAACATCGCGTATAGGGGAGGTCTTGACCGTGCCTGAACCCGGAATTCTCGGCGCAGAGGTCACCATCGAGATGGGCGACGGGGCGACGCCCACCGAGCTCTTTACGAAGGTCGCCAACGTGAAGAACATCGGCGGCCCGGGCATGTCCCGTGAGCAGATCAACAAGACGTTCCACGGGGATACGGCGCAACGTTACCGCTCCGGTCTCCCCGAAGGCGGCGAGGTTCCCATCGAAATCATGTGGGATCCTGCCGAGGGTACCCATGACGAGACCACCGGCCTCTTGGCGGCCTTCAGCGACGGCCTCGTTCGGAACTTCAAGATCAAGTTCGGGACGGCGGCCACCTGGTCGTTTGCCGCCTTCGTGTCCGGCTTCGAGGTGACCGGCGAAGCCGAGGGCGGCATGACCATGGCCAGCGTGACCCTGAAGCTCGACGGCCTGCCCACGTTCGCATAGCGGGAGGTACACCATGACCATTCTGAACCGTGACGCCATTCTCTTGGCGTCTGACCTGAAAGCCGAGACGGTTCCCGTGCCCGAGTGGGGCGGCGAAGTGCTGGTGCGCGGCATGACCGCCTCCGAGCGTGAGCACTATGCCATGATGGTTACCGAGTTCGGCCCCGACGGCAAGCCCACCGGCAAGCAGGTGCTCGGCAAGACGCAGTCGGCCATGGTGGCCATGTGCGTAATCGACGAGAACGGAGAGCGCCTGTTCACCGACACCGACGCCGACGCGCTCGGAAAGAAGTCGGCGAAGGCCTTGGAGCGCGTGTTCTCCGTGGCGGCCAGGTTGTCGGCTCTGAACGACGAGGCGGTCAGTCAGGCAAAAAACGGCTAAAGCGGCCGGAGGAACGGTTCAAGCATCGCCTGGCCTTGGCGCTGGGCATGACCAAAGCCGAGCTTCTGAGCCGCATGAGCAACGTCGAACTGCTTGACTGGATGGTCTACGCCGAGTGGGAGCCATTCGGCGAGGAGCGGGCCGATCTGCGAATGGGCATTCTTGCGGCAGTCACAGCAAACGGCGGTCGCAAGAAGGGCCAGCGGGCATTCAAGGCCAGCGACTTCATTCCGAAATTCGGACCTAAGGAGCCGCAGTCATTCGGCCAGATGATGGCTGCGGCGAAGGCGTGGACGAAGCTGGCACAAGCGCAGCAGAAGAACAAGAGGGGGGCTCCCTGACAAGGTGCCCCCCTTACACCTATCTGAACTAGACAAGCTTACACAATCGCCTGCAGCGCTGCTGCGGGTTTTCTTATTACCCGGCAAGAGGGGTGAGAGCAGTGGGCGCCTGGCGCAACCTGATCGTGCACGTAGGAGCTGAGACCGGCGGCTTTTTCACGGGCATGAACTCCGTGCTCAAGACTACCGGACAAGTAGCCACCAAGTTCGTCCAGTTCGGCGCCGTCGCCGGGACGGCCATCTTGGCAGTCGGAGTAGCGGCTACGAAGATGGCGGCCGACTTTCAGGACCAGATGGCCGATGTGTCCACCCTGATCAGCGGCGGGCCCGCCGAAGCCATGGAGCGGTTCGGCAAGGACGTTAAGCGCATCTCGGTCATGACCGGCAAAGACCTTAAGAACATCAACGAGGGCCTATACGAGACCATCTCTGCCTTCGGCGACTCAGCCGACGCAATCGCCCAGCTGGAGATCGCTACGAAGGCGGCTGTGGGCGGCAAGGCCGAGACCCTTGACGCTGTGAAGATGCTCTCAGTGGTCACGAAGGGCTACGGCGACACGTCCGCTGCAGCCGTGCAAAAGGTGGCAGACCTGGCCTTCCAGACGGCCAACCTGGGCCAGACCACCTTCCCGGAGCTGGCCGCCTCCATGGGCAACGTGGTGCCCCTCGCAGCCACCTTGACGGTCAAGCAGGAAGAGTTGTTCGGGGCCATGGCGACGTTGACGGGCGTGACCGGCAACACCTCCGAAGTGGCCACCCAACTCCGGGCTACCATGGCTGCACTCATTAACCCGACCAGTCAGATGGCCGCCAAGCTCAAGAAGCTCGGGTTCTCCAGCGGCAAGACCATGATCGACACCTTGGGCCTGCAGGGGACCCTCGACATTCTGGCCAAGTCCACCGGCGGCAACACCGCTGAGCTGGCAGACATGTTCGGCCGGGTCGAGGCCCTTAACGCCGTACTTGCCCTCACTGGCAACCAGGCGGCCGACTTCACGGCCAAGACTGACGCCATGACCAAGGCCACCGGTGCGGCCGACACCGCCTTTGCCAAGAAGCAGGAGACTGTCAACGCCATGATCGCCCGGCTGAAGGCCATGGGCACCGTCGCCCTGGTGGAGGTGGGTGAGAAGTTCCTGCCCGTTCTAATGACGGCCGGCGACTGGATCACCACCAACATGCACACCATCCAAGCCGCCATGGATACCGCCTTCAGCGTACTGGGGACGGTCCTTGAGACCGCTGGCGCTGCAGTGACCTGGTTCAAGGACACCATCATCGCCCCGTTCGTGGCGGGCTTCACCGGTGACATGAACACCCTGCGCACGCCGATTGAAGTGTTCGGCGCCGCGGCACGGGTGGTCTGGGACACCATCGCCGGTTACCTGACCAACTGGCGGACGAACATCTGGGCCCCGTTCGTGGAGGGCTGGACCACCGGAAACACCAACATGGGCGGCGTGCTGGCCAACACCTGGGCCACCATCGGCTCTGTGATGAACTCCATTTGGGAAATCATCAAAGGCGTTGTCACGCTGATCATGATGTTCTGGAACGCCTGGGGCGACGAGATCATGGCTGTCGTCGGTGTAGTCTGGAACACCATTCTGGGAATCATCGACGGCGTGCTGAAGGTAATCTCCGGGATCGTCAAGTTCTTTGTGGCCCTGTTCAAAGGCGACTGGGAGGGCATGAAGGAAGCCCTCATTTCCATCTGGGAAGGGCTCTGGAAGATCATCACATCCCTCGCCGAGGGCTTCTGGAACATCCTCAAGCTCGCCTTTGACGTGGTAGTGAAGGCTATCAAGGGCATCTGGGAGTGGATGACCACCGATCTGGTGGAGTTGTGGAAGGGTCTGTGGAAAGACCTGACCGAATGGGTGCCCCAGGCCTGGGAGTGGCTGAAAACCTCACTTGCCACGCTCTGGACCAACATCTCACAGTGGTTCATCGACCTGGCCACCGCCGCAGTCGACTGGGGTAAGAACCTCATGCAGGGGTTCTGGGACGGTATCACCGGCATGTTCGACCGGATCAAGGAGAGCATCGGCAACTTCGTTGGCGGCATCACCGACAAGGTCAAGGGCCTGCTGGGGATCGCCTCTCCCTCCAAGGTGTTTGAAGGCATTGGCACCCACGTGGGCGAGGGCTTCGCCCTGGGCATTCAGGACACCTACGGGCTGGTGGATCACGCCATGAGCGGCCTAGCTGCCGGCAGTGTCGACGTCGCCATGCGGGCGATTCAGCCGGCCTCCGAGCGGGCCACCGGCAAGGCGGACAACAGGCCGGTCCACCTCCACATCGAAGTCGGCGGCAAGGAAGTCCTCGAGTACGTGCTCGACGGTATCGCCGGCAAAGTTCGCCCCGTGGCCCGGGCCATGGGATCTAGAGCGTAACAACACGGGCGCCCCCTGCGAGGCGCCCGTTCTCATGGAGGTGCTTTCTATGCCGATCAAGGCTACGTTTCTGATGGGCGGCATTATTGGCCAACCGGCCAGCGCCGTGACCGTCACGGTTACGGGCAGCAAGCCTGGCCCCGTTCAGATGAGCGGGGCAAAGCCTGATGTTCTGAGCTTCACGGCCACGCCAACTCTCACTGTCCTGAAGGGGTGATGCAAATGACAACGGAGCGATCCCGCTACAGTACGGTACCCGTGGAGCTGCTGCTGTCCGGTGAGAATGGGTTGGCCCTCATCCCGCCCGGATCCTCGGTAACCATGCGGCTCGGGCGGGTGAATACCCCGGCGAACTACCAGCTGGTGCTCACCGACAGTGGCGACGGCATCACGTTTGTGGGGACCATTCCGAAGAACGAGACTGCGCTGCTGAACGACACCTACACGGTGACCTTCTGGGTTGCGGAGCCCGATGGAACCGAGTGGCCGGCCCTGCAGAGCGCCATCAAGTTCAGCGGCGTTGTCTTGCCGAAATCCTAAGGAGGGGTGAGCCGTGCCTCACATTCAGAATCCGTTGACGGTCCTGCGGAAGCTGCTCGGCTTCCCGTACATCGGCGAAGAGGATGCGGCTCAGCACCAGGCGGTGCCGTCCCTCCTGTATGTCAAGAAGGCGGATGGGACGTTTGAACCCGTTGGAGCTGAGAACCCGGTAGCTGTGTCATTGACGAATAGAACTGTTACGGGCGCAGCGGAGACGCTGACCGTCGATAACACTGTTGGCGGTAAGGCGTTGGCCTCCATCCCCGCTGACGCCACCGGAGCCATGATCACGTTGGATGGTGGTGACATCCGGGCCCTGTGGACAGGTGGAGCCCCTACAGCTACGGATGGGCACCTTGTCATGTTTGGCGACACCATCATGCTTATGACCAGGGCGGATTTGCTGGCCTTCCGGGCGATCCGCACAACCGCAACCAACGGCACGCTGACGATCACGTACTACCGCTAGGAGGCGATGCTAGATGGAAACCATGTCTCGCATCGTCAAGAGGTATCGTGACCGCATCCAGCGTGGTGGCGGGTCGGTGGTGGTGAGTGCAGCGGGTGCGGTTGAACTAACCCCAGTGGCGGGTAGCTACGCTGTCATTACTGGCAACCGAGTTACAACCCCGATCTTGTTCGTGCGTAACTCCAACAGTGACGCCGCCCAAGCGCTGGCTGTACGCAACGCTGCTGATAATGCCAGTGCCTTCACTGTTACGGGCAGTGGTAACGTCACAGCCACTGGCACCCTCACCGTCTCCGGTACTGGAATCAACTCATTCAGTGGACCGGTGAAGGTAACAGGAACAGGCGCCAATATTGCAACAGCCTTTCAGGCCAACGTGACGGACGCTGTTGCCACGGTCCTATACTCGCAGTATCGCAACGGCGACCGGCGCTTCTCCATGGTCCTCGATACTAACAATGACACCTACTTTGCTGCGGTCACCGGTGCAGGGTTCGGGGCAAGCACCGAAGCCCTCCGCATCGTCAACGCCAACGGCTATGTCAGTGTGCCGACGAGGCTGGGACTAGCGACAGCAACACCAGGGTACCTGTATGATTTCAACGGTTCAGGAAAACTCAACGGAAGCGTGGGCGTCGGAGGTAATCCAGATAGCGCCACGGCTCGACTGTATGTGTATGCCCCTGCGTTACCTACAGTATCGGCTGCTAGGTTCGATGGAATTGCCAACGCCACAGCCCCTGTCCTGGTGGTCAAGGGTGGCACTACCCCTGGTGTCGGTGGAGACCTAGCGCAGTATAGAGATGTCCTAGATTTCGTCTGTCTCCGTGTCGGCAGTGGGGGAGCCCTGACGCTGGAAAACGGTAGCCGATTTATCGGACTTGCTCAGAGAGGAAGCAATGCTCCGGTTGCGGCTGTCGGGGCCGCCAACCTCTGGTATGACGACACTGCCAAGGCGTTCAAGTACATCGACAGCGCAGGGACCATTAAAACCATAACTGCCGCATAGGAGGACACCATGGACAAGACCTTTGAACCCGAACTGGCGACAAAGCGCCAGATGCTGGAACAGAAGCGTGACCAGTTCAGGCAGGTAGGCTACGATGCCTTCCTGGAGCGCATGGCCGCAGAGGTCCAGGACCCTGGCCCCTCCAAGCAGGCGAAGGAGGCCCATGCCGTCTACCTCAAAGAGCTTGAGGCCAAGGAGGCCAACGCCTACGCCGCCGCTCGGCGGATGCAGGAACTGATCGACGCCCTACCCGTTGAGGAGGCGAAACCTGATGGCGATTGATGTTCAGCCCTCACAGCCCGTAATGGTTCTCGCCAGCGTCCGTCTGGTTGAGCAGCGCACGTACGGTAGCACCGTCTATCCAACCATCGAACGTACCTGGCAGGACGGTGAAGGTAACACCGTCCGCGTCGAGGTGGACGCGCCGCAGGTGCAGCTGAATCTTGACGAGTGGCCGGGCCTGAAAGCGGCGCATGACGTGTACACGGCCCTGCTGGAGCAGGCCGCGGCTTACCGACTGGGCTACGTCGCAGATCCCGGTCAGACGTACACGCCGCCCCCGCCGCCCGAGCCCCTGCCGGAGGAACCGGCTCCGTAACATAAGGCCACAAGCGTGACGCAAGAGACCACGTATGGATCGCCCGTCGTGGTCTGACAAAGGAGGAGCTTTTGGCGGTGAGACAAGACTTGATTGCCTTGTTCGAGGAACTCCTGGCAGCCTATCTGCAGAGCGAAGAACAGGCGATTGACCTGGTCTCGCAGAATGCAGGAGCCGACCGAGACCAACTCCGGATAGAAGAATCAGCCTGGCGAGAACGGTTCAGACGGTTGCTCGTAGATATTTAGCTATAGAAGCGGCTCAATGGTGGCCACGGTGTTTTTGGCCCCAGCGAGGATTTCTTTCAGAGTGGGCAGCACGCCAAGCTTTGAACCCGTGAACTCGATTCCAACCCAGGTGGTGATCTCTACGCGCTGTGATGGACTGGGGTACGGTAGCTGGGTGCGCGGATCGATCGGAACACCGTTGATAAAGACGCCAGGGCCGAACTGCACTTGTGCCGGAATCCATGACACCTGTCCGGATGCCGCTGTCGCTCTCACCTGCTTCGTTTCTGTCTTGGTCTGCGGGGCCAGCTGACGATGCTTGTTTTCGTTGCTCAAGTCGACTAAATGCTTCAGCCACGGTGTACCCGTCTGAAATGGCTGAGGTGACTGCAGTGCGGAAACCAGGTCCGGGCGAGTCGAGTTCAGTCCGGGAAACGATGTGTCAACTGCTTTCAGGAATTCTGCTCGATCATCGCGAACTGGGAAGTATACGCGACGTTCGGCTTTGGTGATCTCTGATGGCTGGATGCCGGGGGCGCAGAACCTGGTGAAGACCTCAAATGCCAGAAAATCGAGAGCTGATCGGATGTTGTCCAGGAACTGCTTGGTTCGAACGCGAAGAGTCGGCGGGATGGACTTCGAGGTTAGGGTTGTTTGACATACCTGCTCGATCTCGCTGAGAAGACGTTCTGCATCCGTCAGCAGGAGGTGGGAATCATCTAGCACGGCAAGCACTCCTTCTGAGAACAGTGAATTGTGTGGCGGCAAAGCTGTTCGCCAGGTTTGGCCCCTGTACCGTTAAAGCACAACGTTATGGTGTCGACTGTGGTCTAGAACAGACCCCTCCCGGTCGATGATGGTAGCAGACCTACCATAGACCGGGAGGGGTTCCATGCTACTGTCAGAGGCCGCCACCGCATACCTGGAGCAGCGCCGGATCGAGGGGTACTCACGGCATACGCTCGCCAGCTATCGCTACCTACTCGGCAAGGTCACGGTCATCGTTGGTGACAAGCTGGCCGGCGAGATCACGTTGCAGGACCTGCGTTTGTACCTCTCAACCGTGGCCGATCGCAAGCCGGCTACGACAGCCATGCGCATCCGGCTGCTGAGAGTATTCTGTCGGTGGCTGTATGAAGAAGGGTACGCCCCCAACAACGCCGCCCTGAAACTGCGGGAGCCGAGGCTGCCGCAGCGTGTACCGAAGGCGCTCGGTACAGAGGACCTGGAGATGATCCGCGATGCCTGCAAGACGACCCGTGAGCACGCCCTGGTGGAGTTCCTGTTCGCCACGGGCTGCCGGGCGGGGGAGGTTTCTGGCATTCGCCGCCAGGATCTGGACTGGGACCGGCGCTGCCTGATCGTGCTGGGCAAGGGCGCCAAGGAGCGCGAGGTCTACTTCGGGGCGAAGGCGGGCATCTGGCTGCGCCGCTACCTCACCAGCCGTCACGACAATAGCCCCTACCTGTTCACCACCGAGCGCGGCCAGGCCCGTCAGCTCACGCCCCATCAAATCTGGTACCTGGTGAAGAGGATTGCCGCCCGCGCTGGTCTGCGTGAGCGGGTGTGGCCCCACGTGTTCCGGCACACGCTCGGCACGACACTCCTGAACCAGGGTGCACCGCTGGCGGCTGTGCAGAGCATCCTGGGTCATGAGAGCCCCGAGACGACGCAGATATACGCACAGCTGTCGGGAGCAGCCAGGCAGCAGGCGTACGAGCGGTATTTCATTCAGTGACGTTGAAGGGCGCCCTCCAAACTAGAGGGCGCCCTGACCAATGCCAGTGACTGGTGGTGAACGTGTTGGAAGAGCATCCATTGAGCCCGGCGCGCGGGTGCCTGATGGGCCTGGTCATCAGCCTGGCCCTGTGGGCGATGATGATCCTGGCCGGGATGGGACTACTCAGGAGCGCAGGGCAGACGGTTCCCGCGGCAGTGATGAGCGACGGGCAGGGCTCCTCTGCCGAGCTGGACGCCCAGGTCAGGGCGTGGGGCTTGGCAGAGCTTGACTACCTCGCAGAGCAGGGGTGGCACCTGCCGGTTACCAGCGTATCGGCGGCCCCGATGTGCTGTGCCCGGGGCCACACCATCATTACGCCGGTACCCACCCAGCACGACATTCTCTTGGAGTACCCCGTTAGGCCCACGGAGGCCATGATGCGCAAGACTGCTGCACATGAGGCTGCACACGTCCTGATGGCTGTAGCCGGCGTGCCGCATAGCGAAACATCGGCCGATCTGTTCGCCCGATGTTTCGGCTCACCGCTCGCCCGAGAATACGCCGCACGGGGTAGCCCAGCGGGTGACTGCGACGAACTGCGACGACAACTGAGCAACGCGTAACCACGGCGACCCTGACGCGAGGGGCGCCTTTCGCATGCCAGAAACGGGGTGACGACCGATGCCTACGGTAACCGCTCCTGCGAATAAGGGCTACGTCTGGGATCTGCTGGGGTCTGCCTACGGTTACGCACACGGCTCGAGCGTACCCCACGGTAATACATCCTCGCCATATTGGCAGCCGCACTATGATTTCAACTGGCCCACGCTCCCGGCCGGGGCGATCATCCAGTCTGCCGAGTTCTACGTCAAGTGGAGCGGCGGTGTCCCGTCTTACGCTGATAGCGGTAACCCGGTTGCGGATGTTACTGTCTACGAGATTACTGGATCTTGGACTGAGGGTGACACAAAGCCGTCGCTTGGTTCATCCGCTGGCAACTTACCGACGACAGCACTTGGCTGGGCGTACGCAAATGTTACCGGGTTCGTGACGCAGCGATACTCCGGTACAGCGAAGTACGGCTTGGCCTGGGGCAGCATGGACTACCGGGACTCGTCTGTCTACCACTACGGCGACGACCAGGCGGATAGGCCTTACATCGAGATCACGTACATCACCAATCGCGCCCCGAACGCGCCCTCGCTCTCAGCTCCGAGCGTGTTTGACGCAGGCGCCGGTCTGACGGTCACACTGACACACAACGACCCGGACAACGATACCTTGACGGGTGTGTACCTGAACCGCGTCCATGGCTCTACAACCGAATGGTGGAGCGGGAGCGCATGGGTGACATCAGAGCCGGTGTCTCCAATCGCCGCGTCAGGAACCAGCAAGGCGCTCACCATCGCCTCCGGCTGGGAGCCCGGTGTCACCTACCAGTTCTACGGTGCCACGGTGGACGTGCAAGGGCTCAAGGGTCCATACTCCTCAGTCGCCGTTCAGGCCAAGGCGAGTAGCCTCCCCGTCTGCAGCGTGTCAGTTCCCGCACCGGGAGGCTTCGTCTCTTCTACGAAAGTGCGCGTCATCGCATCGATGACTTGTGTTGCCGGCGCTGTCCCAGCGTCATATTCGGCGAAGCTGTATGCGGCCAACGGCACAACAGTCCTCAGCGGCCCGCACACCGTCGTGAGCGCCGGCTTGCTCGACTACGAGATCGACTACGGACTCACGACCGCCACTGGCTACCAGGTGGGGGTCGCCCCAACTGATAGTGACGGCCTGCAGGGGGCAGAGGTCAAGGTACCGTTCACGACCAGCTTCATACCCCCGGAGACCGGGCCTTTTGCGGCTACCCCGTTCTCGTCCCTGGGGTTCACCCGGGTAACGTTCACCGGCCAGGGTGTAGACGTGTCTGTCAACCACGTCTACCGCCGAGAGCGAGACGGCGACTGGGTACGACTCTCTACCACGGTGCCACCCAACGGCACATATGACGACTACACGGCGGCCTCCGGCGTTGTCTATGAGTACCAGGGCGACGCTGTCGGCGTGAACGGTGTGGTCACCGCCACGAACGTGGCTGCGACGAGCTTAACCCTCACAGGGCTGTGGCTACACAACATCGACGACCCTCAGGGGACGGCCATAGAGCTCGGGACGCAAGCCCGTGACGAGGACTGGACCGCCGATGTCACGTTCATGAAGGTGGCGGGGCGGACCCGGCCGATCGCCGACGTGGGGGAGTCAGACGACGGGGCGTTCCGGGCAGAGGTGCTGGTTGAGGACAAGGCGACGAAGGAGGCGCTTCGCCGTCTGATCATGACAAAGCCGTTGCTGTGCGTCCGTGACAACTCCGGGCGCAAACTCTTCGGCATGGTGCCCACCATGGCCCAGGCCGATGAACTTTGGGGCGGGTTCGCCTTCTCGTTGGAGGTCACCGAGACGGACTTTGACGAGGCGGTGAGCGCCTGATGCTGGACAGAGCAAGGAACGGGTACACCGGCGCCCAGGTGGAGGCAGCCCTGCATGCCTCGCGGCGCCGCATACGGTTCAGGTATGAACTGTACAGCAAGTCCGGGGCTTTCAAGGCGCACCTCAAGAACGTCAGGGGCGGGTCGGTCGAGTATAACGCCGGCGCTGATATCAAGCGGACGGCCAAGTTTGAATGGGTGGACACCACAGAAGTGGACTACCTCTCCGATCGCGTGAAACCCATCTGCAGGGTGGGTGTGGGCAGCGGGTGGGCTGAGTTCCCCCTCGGCCTGTTCCTCCTGTCCACTACCCCCAGGACGCTCACCGAGGGCAGCCGGGCGGTCATGCGCACGGTGGAGGCCTACGACCTGGCGAAGATCCTGGTAGACGACAGGGTCACCACCAGGTACACGGTGCCCGCCGGCGCCGAGTACATCGCCAAGGTCCGGGAGCTGCTGGAGGGGGCAGGCATCACGGCTCACAACCTGACGCCCAGCACCAAGACGCTCCCGGCCGCCCGCGACTGGGACCCGGGCACCTCGAAGCTGGAGATCATCAACGACCTGCTCCGGGCCATCGTCTACCACGATCTTTGGTTCGATGAAAACGGGGTGGCCGTCGCCGCCCCCTACATCTCGCCGGCAGAGAAGGCCAGCGAGTACACCTACAAGAACGACAACCGGTCCGTGCTCCTGCCGGACGCCGAGCAGCTCCTCGACCTGTGGAGCGTGCCCAACAAGTGGGTGCTGACGGTCTCAGAGAGCGACATGGAGGTGCTCCGGAGCGAGTACACCAACACCAACCCGAACAGCCCCACGTCGACGGTAAGCCGCGGGCGGACCATCGTGCGCTATGAGACCGTGGACGCCGAGAGCCAAGCGGCGCTCGACGCCATGGTGGAGCGCATGGCATTTGAGGACTCGCAGGTCTACGAGACCTTCCAACTGGGCACGGCCGTCATGCCTTTCCACTCGCACATGGACGTGCTCACCCTGGAGTTCACTGACATGAGCATCCCGGCCACGCGGTACGAAGAGGTCTTCTGGGGCTTCGAGCTGAAAGCCGGCTCTGCCATGAAGCACATCGTTCGCCGCATTGTCACGGTGTAGGGGGTGAGGGCATGAAGGTCCACCAGCTGATCAAGGACATTCGGGGCGAACAGAAGGCGGCGGCGCCATTCCGCCTCGGGACGATCCCGGCCGGGTACGTGTCGGGGGAGCCGACCGTGATCTTCGACGGCGAGGAGACGGCCAGCACCCGGACCTTCCCGGTCGCTGACCATGTGACCACCCTGGCCGCCGGCAAGACCGTGCTGGTGGCCATGACGGGGAAGCGGGGCGGCGGGATCATCATCGCAGCGTACACAAGGTAGACGCAAAGAAGCGGCCAGCCTGGGCCGCTTCTGTCTATAGCTTGCCTTCGACCGTAACCTTCGGTGTGTTCATGAAATCGCCCTCCCACCGTAGCGAGGGCACAAACTTGATGGTCTTCGTGCCGGCTGGGAGGGGGTCATACACCATGACAAGGTCAGCATAAGCGCCGGGAAGGACCTCGTCATTCGTGAAGTCGTACCGGTAGACCGGATCCTTCAACTGCTTCTCGCCGGCCACTAGCACTGATTGCGAGCGGGAGTACTCGAGCGTCTTGGCTCCGCCGTTCTGGATGCGAACGGCCACGATCGTACCATGCGGACCGGCTGTAACGCTAAGGATCTTTACGGTAATCTTGTCGACCGTGGCAGTACCGACGTCACTCTTGTTGATCTTGGCGAAGCCCTCGGCCTCGAGCGTGGCAACCCGCTTCTCCAGGTCGGTCACCTTCGTCTGTAGGGCGGTGAGCAGGTCGGTCCCATCAGCGCCCCACACAGGTGCGGCGGCAAGCAACACCAGCAGAACGACAGCCACGGCTACCCAACGTTTCATCAGTACGACCCCCATATGTTTCGGTGTTCGACTGTTTCAGTATAGTGCAAAAACGAAATGACGCCAAGAGGCGTAGCGTAGAGTCTTGGTTCAATAACCTCCTCCCCGGGTGGAGAGAAGGGGGCGGTCCACATGAGCGAGAGCATCCCAGGGTGGGGCGTGAAGCTCCAGACGGAGGTGGCAACTCTGCAAGACGCCATGGTAACCCACGTCCGGGAAAACCGAGAGACCCACAAAGACCTGTATCAGAGGACGGAACGCCCATCCTGGACCGTCACCTGGGTGCTCACCATCATGGGGACCCTGGTAGGCGGTCTTTCTATTTGGGCCATGACGCACTAAGGAGGCAGAGCTCCATGGCTGAACTTCCCCTGATCGTAATCACCGGTGGCCACGACCGGGAGGAGCCCGGTTCCGTCCAGGCGGATGGTGAGCTCGAGTACAAGTACACGCTGCCGCTGGCCAAAGCTGTCCGAGACGAGCTTCTGGAAGGCTGGGAGTGCCGTGTGGTACTCACCCGTGAGACAGACGCAGGTCTGGTGTCGGGGACTGCACTGGGGCCGGAGCTGTACGCCAGGGCCAACCAGGCTAACACGCTGGGCGCCGCCTTCTATCTGAGCCTGCACCATGACGCTGGACCGAAGGACGCCCGTGGTGGCTCCCTGTACATCCACAGCCTGCTCCGCGAGTACCAGGGCCGCGTGACCCGCAAGTACCCGAAGGATGAAGGCGGTCTCGTGTGGCTGAACGCCGCAGCCCGCCAGCTCGACGGCTCCCCCAACCACGATGCTCCCATCAGTTACGCCATGGCCCTGGTGGGGCAACCCATTATACGGGACACCCTGGCCGCCCTGGGCATCTCCTGGCGGGGATCGCCCGACAGGATCATGGCTGCCGACTTCGGTGAGCTGCGCATTCCTGACTGCCCCTGCTGGCTGCTGGAAAGCCATTTTGGGACAAATCCCATCGATGACGAGATCGCAGACCGGCCGGAGTTCATTCCCCAGCTGGCCGACGGCATCGCCCGGGCCCTGGTCACGGCCATGGGGCTGAAGGCCAAGGCGCCGGAATGGCAGCTGCCCATCTGCAAGGTGATTCTGCCGCCGGCGCCAGGTCAGACCCAGACACGGGAGATCTGGGGCGAGATCCGCAGCGGCCGCACCTACGTCACCCTGCCTGGTACTGACTTCGAGCAGTGGATTGGGCCGGTGGCCACCGCCATGGGTCGTAAGCCGAACTACACGCCGGCGCCGCCCACCGTGACTTTCGACTAGCTGCAGCCATTTAGCAGAAAGGGGTAGAGGCTCATGTCCATGTTCGATCTTTCCCGGGTGGATCTCACGCAGGTAGCCGCCGGCGGAATGTCGCTGATCATGGCTGTCTGGGTGGTGTTTCAGATCCTCAAACGCCAGTACAAGGCGCTGAAGCAGTGGATGCCGCTGCTGATCATCTGCACCGTGTTGATCCTGGTGGTGTCGCTGCTGTGGGCGCCCGTGGTCTTCATGGTGATCGCGGCCACGTTCATTTTTTCGGCGCTGGCGTTCGGGATCCACGCCACAGGCTCCAAAGTAACGCAGAAGCCGCCGCAATAGTGAATGCAGAAAGCCCCCTGGATGCCTGCCGGCGTCCGGGGGGCGATGTTCGTTTTGTGGCCCGGGTGCAAATCCGGGCCACCACCCAAGTTTCGGAGGCGAGGGGCCCCATGGCGTGAGCCACCTCTGTCAGCTAATACGGGTTCTTCCCTCGTCGAGTTCGATTCAGTGCCCTCTTTTCTGGAGGGCGGGCCTGACGACCAGGCGGTACACCGCGAAAAGGCTGATCCCAATCAGGCCAACAGCGCCAACGGTCTCCCACATGGGTCTCGCCTCCTTACCACACCGGTTGTCCGTCTCTATCATACCGCACAACGCCATCCAGCTTCCACCAGGTTTGCCCACTCCGTTGCCTGACATCTATCTGCCCTTCGCTTGAGACAACTACGCGGTTGCGGTACACCACTTGAGTACCATCGTCCTGTGTGTGAAGTACGTCGACCAGCACCTGAGTGGAGTCGGCGTCCGGGATGCCGACGGCTAGAGAAAGCCCCAGGTTGATCACACCGTCACCTACGGCCGCCGTGGTGGCAGGTACGACTACCTTGCCCATGGTGACGGCTTTCGTAAGTGACCCGGTGACCCAGCCGCCGCTGCCCACAGCGCCCCAGACGAATGCCAATGCGATGTCGATCCAGCGCTCCGCCTTTGAGGTGTAGTTCATGCCGGCGATCTTCATCGGGCGCCCGAGCCGGTCCCAGAAGATCAGTTGAGGCCGGCCGTTCTCACCTTGGACCGTCGCATACCGGATGTTAGCCCCTGCTTCTGCGGAGTCGATGACCTGGTAGTGCCTCAGACCATTCCACGGGCTAATGTGGAGGTAGTCCTGGGTAGAGTCAGACGTGCCCAGCCGCACACCACCGTAGCGGTCCTCGAGGTCGATAGCCTGCCCCAGCAGGTCATAAAAGGTGTCGTAGTCGCTCTGGTTGGCCGCCAGCTGCATCCTGGTCATCACGTCAATCATCTGATAGTCCACCGGGGTGCACCCGAACCCCACCATGCTGTCGGGATCATAAAAGCACGAGCCGTGGTGGGCATTGGCGGCCCGGGGGAGCAGCAGCAGGGCGATGAGCAGACAAACGGAAACCCAGCGTCGCATTCTGTCGCCTCCTCGCGATGTGGGTACACCATCCATTACGAGTGGCGGTCGATTCGGGTTCGGTATCTAGCTGGAAGAAAAAAGGAAGCTCCCGGGTACTACCTTGCGGTGGACCCGGGAGCTTCTGTCCGGCCGCCCGCCGCGCTAGAAGCGGAGACCAGACATTCCCATTCTAGCACGTATCCAAATTGGGTACTAGGCGCAAATCTGTCGATCAATTGGAACGGTTGTTCGCTTGTGTTTCATCCATAAAATGGAATACGCTGGACGTGCCGAACACTATGCGCTAGGAGTGGGGGGCACGTCCAGTGGCTGAGGTGGGGGAGCTGATCACAGCTGCGCGGCAGGCCTGGTCTGATCGCGATCTGTGGAAAGCGAAAGGCAAACTGGAGGCGGCGTTCGACCTGGAGCCACAAGGGGAGTGGCTGGCCAGGGCCCGGCTGCTGGCGGGCGTCGTGGCCCGGGAGCTGGGCGACACACACATGGCCCTTACGTACCTGCACGGTCTCATGAGCGGGTGGGACATGTACCCTGATTCCAAGCCCCTGATGGAGGGGGCGTGCCTTTACAACCTGGCCCTGGTCAGGATGCAGCGGCGGGAGCCGCACGAGGCCATACGGCTGTACGAACAGGCGGAGGCGGCGTTCCGGGCGCAGGGGATGGACGACTACCTCAGACAAGCCCTGCAGAACCGTGCGTGGGCCCTGTGCGGCCTCGGTGACGCAGAGGGTGCCCGTGAGGCTCTGGCCGAGGCCGAGCCCGTGGCTAAATCGCAGGAGGCCAAGTGGCAGCAGGAGGTCGGGTGGGCGTACCTCGCCCTGGTTGACGGGGATTTGGACTCGGTCCTGGAGCTGGGGCGGTCCATTCCACCGGAGGCGCCGGCGCTGATCCAGGCGCAGGTATCGTGGTTGGCCGGCAGGGCATTCTTCCGTATGGGCGACCTGGTTGCGGCTGAGCGGTTCGCCGATCTGGCCATCCAATGGGGGCAGGAGTCGAAGGACACCCGGCGCATCAACGACGGCACTGAACTGCTGCGGGAATGCCGCCAGCAGCGAACACAGGGGGCGTAG